ATCCTGGTGCCTCCACGCTGGCACGGATGGAGTATTACGCCCCGTGCCATTTGCGCCCCTCCTGGTGCCTCCACGCTGGCACGGATGGAGTATTACGCCCCCGTGCCATTTGCGCCCCGCTGGTGCCTCCATGCTGGCACGGATGGAGTATTACGCCCCCGTGCCATTTGCGCCCATCCTGGTGCCTCCACGCTGGCACGGATGGAGTATTACGCCCCGTGCCATTTGCGCCCGTCCTGGTGCCTCCACGCTGGCACGTTATACACATTATAGTAAATCACAGATTTTTGAGTTTTTGCAGCGGTGCCCACTCCTGGCGGCTCGTTATGGATCTTATAGGACATCACAGTTATTAGGGAATTGTAAACAAATGTAAATAACACATATTATAAATGTATATAATTGTAGATAAACGTTAAAAACAAATGTATTTGATAACTTTATAAACGGTAAATTTGGCTATCTCAAATCTATATAATACCTTTGCATATGTAAACAAGAAACAAATAACAATTTAAATCTGGCGGCAACAGCAATTCAGCTTATAAATTATGGCACATATCACCAAAAAACAGGAGTTCGACGAGCTTTCAAAGTTTGGCTGCGCTTTCCTTCAGACTAACAATTATGGCGGTTATTGCATCGTCGTTGACGATGGCGGAGAAGGGGTATTGTGGCGCGACTGCACCAGCAGAAAAGAGCACACGGCACAACGATGGCAGCGTATTAAATACACTTGCCCGCGTGATCCTGAAGCCGAATCGCGCCCGTATTTTACCATATACGGCACCCGCTATTATCTGGACGACTTCATGCGCTGCGCTTAAACCATACCGGGGAGGTTCCGGCCTCCCCTATTATAAATAACATATAAAATCACAACATTAAAAATACTTTACGATTATGAGTACACCTAATTTTTCTTTAAACAACGCATCGCGTTATTTCGTTTTTGGTATGCCTGTATATTATACACAGGAAGATATAACTGAGAATGGGCTGGATCAAGACCTTTTGGACCATTTCGACGAGATCGGCACAGAGGCTAATTCTGAAGCCGACAGAGAGAATGTAGCCTACGAGTTGAAGGCGAAGGGCTGGCACGATATAGAAGAGCATGATTATGACCGTAATTACCCCACACATTTTTTCTCTGAGAAAACAAAAACTATAAAGTGCGGGGACAATCGAATGGATATTACTATTCAAGCTGGCTGCACGTCTGGTTATTATGAGGCATCCATTTTCGATTGGTTCGTGGTTGTCAAGACCTACAAAAGGGTTGATTATTGTTATGAAACGTGTGATTATGTTTATGGCGACTTTAATGCCGACGACGTGATCCGAGACGATTGGTACGATAACGCCGGACTCAGCAAGATCCATGCTACACATATTATTAAAAAAATTGAGGCGGTTGTAAAAGAGCTAAGCAGCGAGGCTGAGCTGGCTTTCTCGATGTATTGCGACGAGGAAATGTACTGCGCCTATCAATGTTCCAACGGCGAGGCCGGCTACGGCAGAACGGACAAGCGCCTGTGGCAAGAAGTGGAAGAACAGAAGAAGAAAACAGCATAAAACAAGATCATCATGGCACAGAACATCACAATATCACGCACAACGGGCACACGCGCCCTTCTGACGGCTTTATTCGCCATCGTTGTATTACTTGTCGCTCGCACGGTTAAAAACGCCCTGACGGCCTTTAAAACGGTCCGTCAGTGGCTCCAGACTCAGCACAGCTTTTATGGCCAGGATGGCGACCCCATCCTGTGCACCGGCTGGCAGTTTGTCGGATACAACATCATTGCAGCAGTAGTGGCAATATTGCTCTGCATCGAGTATTAATTACGCCTTATTATAGGCAGATAAAGACATCACAACTTTTAATACTTCACAGATTATGAAAACAAATTTTGCAAATAAAGTAGTTAAGGCCGCAAAGCGTGCCGCTTTCCTTCTCTCGCATGTGTTAGTAGCCGTAATTTCTTTTTCGTGTATAGTCGTTTGCGTTCCGCTATTTCTCTTGTTGTGTGACGTGTTAGGCATAACGGGGACAGTACAATTCATTTGCACTTTAATATTTATTTTTGGTCCCGTTCTTGAGCTGACTGTCAATGTAGAATGCAACGCCCTGGCAGTGGTTGACCGTATATTTCCCCGTTTTTTCCCATGCCGTATGCCGTTTCAGTGTTTCAGCTTCTGGCACCGTATGCTTCACGCATAAACCGCTTATTATAGGCAGATAAAAACATCACCAACTTTTAAAATTTTACAGATCATGGCACAGATAGTATTATTCAACGTTAGCAACGAAGATAAGTATTTCCCACAGCGTCGAGACATGTTCAACGATGCACGATGGAACGAGGCAAAGCGTCTCTTTGCCCAGGTGCTCAAGCAGCACAGTAAGGAGGCAGCCCGCCGCTCGTCACACTTCCTTCAGGACAGGATGGTAGGCGGGGACTTCCCGGCACCTTCGGGAGGCTATCACAACGGCATCACATGTATTGCCAACGGCGGCGAGCACAGCCAGCAGCGGGGCGAGTTTACGGTGTATGATATTATAGGCAGCTCGTATATTTACGAGGCTTCCACGGGCGATCTGTGTATTGCCAACATTCCGGAGGAAGGAGAAACGGAATACTACCGTATAGCCGTATTGTCTTACTAATAATCATTCACGGGCTGCTCCTGGCAGCAGGACAGCCTCTATTATAGAACACATAAAATTTTGAGAAAATCATGGATAAAAAGAATTATATCGACGTATTGACCGAACAGGCAAACAAACACAGCAGACTACAGGAAATGGCTCTCAGTGACTTCTGTGACTATCTTATAGAGTTCTTCAGCGTTGATGCTTTTAAGGCTGGCACCGTTGAATATAGCCAACACATTTTGAGCTGCACGGAGCAGAATCCTGAGTTTGCCGTTCTCGCCCTTCAGTGGCTAAAGGATGTGACAACAGCGATGGAGCGTGGCGAGTGGCTGGACGTGTTCGGCAACCTGTACGAGGATATGTATCTGAGCCGTGGCAAGGCATCGAAGACGGGGCAGTTCTTCACGCCTCAGAGCATTTCGGACCTTATGGCACGGATTAGCACACTGGGAGCCGGGGATCATGGCAAGGTGAATGACTGCGCAGCAGGTAGCGGACGTTTGCTCCTGGCTCACTATATGGAGAAGAGCAAGCTGGACCATTCGGCTGGCAGACGCTTCGAGTATTTGGCACAAGACAGCGATCCTATTGCTTGCAAGATGTGCGCCCTGAACCTCATGGCACATGGCATGTACGGCCGTGTGGAGTGTCGCGACACATTGCGCATGACGGAGCCGACCGTGGTGTACGTCATCAACGAAGAGAAATATCCGTTTAACACGCCTTATTATAGCGTGAGAAAAATATTAGCGGAAAATCGGAAGTAAGGTATCATGGGGGTGGAATACCCTCTATTATAGAACATTAAAAATACTAAGGATTATGACTTTACAGGAGTTTAAGCGCGAAGCGCAAAGAAGAGGAAACTATTACGACAACAGCGCCAATGCCGCTGAGCATTGGGCAAAATCATGGGGTTTGACTTATCACAGTCTGTTGTGGTATTACAAGAGCTACACTATTGGCAATATGACATGGAAAGGAGGCAAGGTCCGCCTCCGTCACGGATCATACCAAAGTGTTGACTGCTTTATTGGCGACGAGCAAGTAAGCGAGTACCGCTTTAAAAAAGCCCTTGAGTCATTTGTATTGCCTCCGCTCACCAACGAGGAGAAACAGTACATCGAGACAGAACAGCAACGTTTGGATGCTGTTATGCGAGAAGAGAACATGAAGACGAGAAGAAGAAGACATCGCCGTCACGAAGTAGACGCACGCCAATTTTCGCTTAACTTTGCAGTATGAAAACATCAAGAACGGTTCATTCCTTCCTGCTCAGCCAGCAGGAGGAACAGACGCTCCTCACGGCTCTGGAATATCCCTGGAGCGTGCTACAGGTGATACCCACCACTCCGGCAGACTTCGACCGCACAGTGGCAACTCTCGAGGAACGAGGCCTGGTAGCCCATCACGATACCGACCGCACATTCTGCATCATCCACCTGGCAAGTGGCTCCCACGGCGGGAAACATCCTGAACGGCACATAGTCATCACTCAAGACAATTACAAGCAGATCATCAAGGATCTGAAGGACACGATGGCACAGGCGGCTGTGTGGTACGAAACGAATATTATAGAACCTTTAAAAAACGACAGGAAAATATGAAATTACAAAAAGAAACGATTACTATTGAAATATTTCACAACAATATACATGCCTACAATGCAATTTATAAAGCTATTACGGATGCGTCTTTCAAGCAAGCCGATAATTATCACGTTAAGGTGAGAGTTATTACGGATGTGGAGTGCAACAAGGCTAAGTAATATTATGAACTTTTTAAAAACATACAGATCTATGGCAAGAATAATTATACTGAGCACCTGCGACGAATGGAAGTCTTACGCTTCTTTTCAGTTGTACGGCACATGGGCGTCTACAAAGGCCGGTTGCAACCGGCTATACAAGACCATCATAGATGGCATTAAAGACGGCACATTCGCGTATGAGGATGAAAGCATGTCGCGTGAGGAACAGATTCTGACGTTCAAAGAGGACGAAAAGAGAGAATGTGCAACGACCTTTTTTCGAGACTTGCAGGACAAACTTATATACGGGCATTTGGAATTGTCCGAGCTTAGATAGCTCCCATCCCGAGATCATAATCGAGTATTTTTTGTTTTAGGCTGCTTGCGGTCTGCGAGGATAGCAAGCAGCACAACGCCCACCATGGCAAAGCGTGGCAGCAGGTCCGAGTTCCTGTCTGGGCGACGAGCCCCCCCAAACAGACGACGCAGAAGACACGAAAAAAAACGGTGCCCTCGATGGAGCCTGACGGAAAATTGCAAAGGAAACAATAAAAGTACATTTTATTCTAAATAAAAGTCCTTTTTATTTGGTAGTTACAAAAATAATTACTAACTTTGCAACAGATAAAGAAAGAAACATTATTAATCATTAGATCGGGCGGCAACCGTTAAGCGGCAGAAACATTATGTTAGCAACAGACAAGCAGATTAACTACCTTTGTGCGTTAGCTAATAGGGTTGAAAAAATCAAGTTTATCAACAGCAAGATAAATGCTATTAAGAACCTTCCAGAATACATTGACTGGCATCAGGAACGCCACATGGGAGTAACGACTTTGGATGCAAGCATACGCATCAAGGCATATAAAAAACTTATCTTTAACAGCAACATTGTTTTTTCACTGTGCGCAATGCCACAAGTATAACCGAAATAAAGAAACCTATTAAGCCCTACCGCATCACGGATAAGCGGAATGAATATGCGAAAAATGTATTTCACAAGCAAGAAGAGTTTTCTTGTTGAGCAGAACGCTGACGGCACGTTGCTCATCATCAAGACATCGACCATGAAGCCTTTGGAAAACGCTGGCTCTTTCATCGTCTCACAAGGTGGCATTGATGCCATCCTCGCGAAGTGTAAGGAGGTCACTGAGGAGCAGTTTGCCGAGGATCGCAAACAGCTGCTTTCGCGCCATGAGCAGGCAAAGCAGCGCTCTCAGGAGCTCGCCATGGCCAACCGCAAGCGTCATGAAGAGGAATATGACGCAGTGTTTAACGGTGACGTGGTGGAGACAACGGTTGAGAACATCCGCACATTGCTGCGTTACCTCAACGACATCAACTGGGGCGTGTGGCAGCTCCCTCCCATGACCATCGGCTACAGCTGCAACCAGTATGATTGTGACGGCAAGACGGCCACTACTATTAAGCTCGATAGGCCTATAAAATATCGTGGCGAAAAGGTTGCACAGTTCCAGTATGGAGCGCCGAGCGGACATCTTCGTGATTATTGTAGAATTTAAAAACCAATTTTAGCCCTACCGCAACACGGTTAAGCGGAATGATATGACAACAATAGAGCAAGAGTTGATTAAGACTGTTTATTGCTATCGCGATAATGAAGACGGATCTTTTGATGTTTGTTACGACCATAACCATGATGCCTTCTTCGCAGGTCTCAGCATGTATCACGTCGCAACCGTCAAGGAGGACGATGAACTCTGGTATGTTGATAATAACTGCGGAGCAGGATGGGGAGAATATCCCAAGGAGGATTGGACCTTAGAGAGAGCCATCTACGACCAGTGTATTGACGAATATATTAATTAACAAATTTCTTATGTTGAAGTACGAAGGTAGAATCTCCAGTTTTTGTGGAGGTGTGGAAACTAATGTCAAATGTGAAGGGTCTCCCTTGACCGGAAAGCGTTTGTTTAGAAACGAGTTGGCACAGCGTTATTTTGACAAGTTGCGTAATCAGTTAGATTTGGATGATTACGGCCGTCTTTCTGAGGATAACAATACTTTCTTTTTTCGTTTTTTGAACGGAGAAACAAAGTATTACACCCGAAGACAGATATTGGAACTTGCAAAGCAAGACGACGAAGGATTTTAATTCGTAATGTCATGTACGAGATAACAGACGTAATACGCGAATATCTGTTTGTTACGCTCCGTCTGCGCGATGTGCAGACGGGCGTGACAAGAGAGTGGAAGTATTGGGATGACCTGGAGGAGTGGCTGTGCAAGGAGCACGGCGTGAAGGATTTGAAAGGTCTCATTATAGATAAGCTGCCTGATTATGGAGATTGGGTGGAAGCAGGGAAATAACTTATAATTTGACATCTTTTCAGCCCTATCGCAGCACGGTAAGCGAAACAGAATGAAAAAAATGACTTATGACGAATATGAGCGTTTCTGTATTGAGAAGCGTGAACAGTTCTACGAAGAGTTCGATGAATTTATTGACATGGAGAATCCTGCTGACTTGAAATTCAATATTGACTTTGGCGAGATATATAGTATTGCAGCAGTCAATAAAGATGCAGATGTTGTTGCAGCGTTTTTGCCAGATGATGACTATATTTTTTATGCCACCTCTGTGTCCGAGGTTATAAAGTATATTGGGATTATATATCCTGAATATAAGGAGGAATTGATGGACAACTTCGTGGAGTTGCAGGGAATGCATCGTATTCACCGTATAGAATTTTTTCCTTCTAATTGGGAAATGTTCACTTCTGATGGCTGTCGTACTTTTGATTTTGAGCCTTCCTCCTACGATAATGAGGATGAAGCTTGTCAGGAATGGATTGATTGGTGTAATGATCTCTGCATTGATGATAATAGTATAGAGAAATTTATGACTGATGTAAAAATTCATACCTCTCTACAGGAGTATTCGAGCGATTCAACAGAAGACGAGAAAGAGGAAGATGAATAAAAAAGCCCGACCTAAGCCGGGCTACGCGAGCCATCTGGCTCGAATCTACGATAGTAGAAATTCGTTCTTTGGAGAACGTTTGAATTTACAATTCCGAAGAATTGACGGTCAACGGAAGTTGTTATTTCTTTCAATTCCATAAAGGTACGATTAAAAAGCCTCCGAAGACTGGTGCAAATATAAGAATTAAAACGGTACGGACAAAGAAATTGGCTGTATTATTAACAAATATTTAAAAAACAATTCTATTATGGCAGAACAGATCAGAGTATGGAAGTCGAAGAACCTACGCTCCACCTATATGCTTGTATATAGAGACGAGCTGACGGGGAGGCTGCGTGTCACTCGGATGGATGGCAGAAAATGCGACAACGAGAAGGACCTGATAAACAGTTATAACATGTTTGGTGGTAGTCTTTGGGCGTATTGTCGTGATATGGGCAAGACTATTGAAGAGATACGCTCAGCAGTAGAGCGAGAGATTGCTGAGGACGAAGCACGGCGAGAACACGAAGCCTTGCAAGCGAAAGCCGAAATTGAAGCAAGGGCTAAAGCTCTCGAAGAAGCCAAGGCGGCGAGAGCTGCACTGGCAGGAACAAAGGAGAATGTCACGGTCAAACCTTTTGAGGTTCTGCAAAGTTACGACCTGTTAGAAGAGCGCCTTGAAGTCTTGAAGCCTGGTGATTATGTCGTGTGCATAAATTATAAGAAGTATGGGAGTTTAGAGCTTCGGGCAAAGGCTCGCGAGTCTGATCATCTGAAAGTATTGACAACGGTCGCAAAGGAGGATAAACCTTCAAAAGCATCTTTGCATCGTTTCGCCGTTGCTGTGCGGAAGGCTTACGAGTCTGGCATAAACATCATCGGTAAGACGCACGCCCTGACAAGCTTCGGGAAGAAAATAGTGGATGCAGCTCCCTACATCAAAGAGAGCAAAAACACCTACTTTTCCTCGGCTGCGCCTCGAAGATATTATGACAAGAACACTTTGGTGTACTTGAAACTTGAGCAGATAGAACAGAACGATAATTAATTGATTTATTATAGACAATATGGAAAAAGACAAAATCATTTACGACAAACGTAAGGCCATGGGCGAGAGCATCCGCGCGATGCGCACCGCCCAGGGCTGGGAGCAGGAGCAGCTCGCCCAGATTGCGGGCATCACAGCAGCAAACGTCCGCAGCGTGGAAGCCGGCAAGTATGCCGTCAATATTGATGTGCTTAACAAGATTGCAGGAGCGTTAGGTGCCGAGCTGAGGATGGTGGAAAAGAGCTTTTAAAGGTAAAAAGGTAAAACGATATGGAAACAACAACAAGTAACACAAGAGCTGGCCGCCCTGCCATGGAAGGCAAAACGCGGCGATATATCGTGGCCGACGATGTGCATGAGTGGATCCTCCAGCACGGTGGCGGACAGTATATCACGGACACCATGCGCTGTGTGCGTGTTACGAGCGGGGGCAAAGGTGCTGTGACTGATTATGCGATGTGCATTCTTCGCGCTGCAACTTGCTTCGATTTTGAGGTAGATCTTACCGAGCCTTATGCTGACTTGGGATTGAAGGCTCGCGACATGATATTGTCGGAGGTAAAAGAGCCTGAGACATATCATGTGTACAAGGAAGGGACGTGGAAAGATGGCGTTTTCTGTAATAACATTGGCTCCCTTGCTATCAGTTCATCGTCAGAATGTCCTGAAGACGAAAGCAAGCGACGTTATTACAGGCCGTTGGGAAACTTCGGGGATTATAAGCGTATTCCTTACAAGTGGGTGAAGACAGGAGACTATTGTTTGGTTAATCGGTATATCGACGACAAAGCACGAGTCGTAGGCGTATTGGCGCAAGTAGAGAAGTGAAAACAAATAATAACAATAATAAAAAAACAAAGTGTTATGGCAACAAAGAAGGTATATCCATTTATCAATGCGAGAATTGCAGCAGGTGTCGATGAAACACTTGAGGATCATGTAATTACATTTGATGCTCGTGAGGTGGCATATTACCACCGTCATGAGGGATTGGGCGGCAACGGGGACATTGTGACAGTTGGCTTCAAATCGGGCAAGGAAATAGATATGTATCTCGGGCTTGACGAGGAGTGTTATCCTGATGACAATCTGATTACAAGAATTGATTTGGCGCAATACACTCATTTCTGGCACGACAACGAGGATTCTACGCCTAACGAGGACGAGGATTAACACACCAAAAAACAACATTTTAATATTTTATAGAATATGACTAAGATTGAGAATTTTGAGGAAAAGCCGAAGCGAAAGCGTAACTATCCGCAGGTAGGCGAGCCGACACTACGAAGAGAACGCGAAGACACGTCGGAAAGTGAAGACAAGGGCGTGAGCGTGAAGACTGTGTTGGCGGGTGTACTGGCGGTGCTGATGGCTGTGTCAACTGGTGTCGTGATGTTAGCGTTTGCGGGCGCTGCGGTGTTCTTAATGCCGATGATCGGCGGGATGCGAGAGTGAGTGTTGAATTTTGAATTTTGAGTTTTGAGTTATCGCTTCGCGATTTTGAATTATCAATTTTGAATTTTATTTAACTATGACAGAAACAAAGAAATTTTCAAAGGATCAGATTGTGACGATGGAGCATATCTTGAAGAAGGGCTTTGCAGGATATGGTCGAGTGAATGGAACGGCAGCACGTCCGGAACTGAAGGAACTTGTGGAAGCTGGGTATCTCTCAGAGAGCTATATGGAAATGTTCAATGAGGATGTGTATAGGTTGACAGAGAAGGGCAAAAGTCTGGTGAGGTCACTTGTAATGTGATTCATATAATTATAAAACACAACTATTATGACTATAGGAGAGTATTTTGAAAACTTGAAGGCTCTTGCGGATCACGCAGGAGCAGACAAGACTGGAGTGAAGATTGATACCGATGACGGGTATTGTATCGAAATCACGATAACTAAGAAAAAAAATAAAAAGTAAGAAACAAAAGTAGAGCATTTATGAAAAACCAGAAATTTGAGATCCGCATTGTCGTAGGCGGCGATGACGAGAATGTGAAAATGGAAATTGAAGTATGGAAGGACGGGAGGACCTCTGACTTTAGATTGCTTGAGGGTGATAACCTGCGACTTGCATACGAGAGCATGAAGAATGCCTTGGGCGTTGTAGCACGGCTGTATATCGAACAGCTACACAAAGAAGGGAAACTCAGCGATGAGCAATACCAGCAGTTGCGTGCGAAATGACGTGCGTAACGGTAGCATGCGACAAGCCCTATACACCGAGCAATGAGGGTAGCAAGCCCGATGTGGCTGTACCTGATGGAGGCTCGGGCGATGTTGAGCAAGAACAGGCTGGTGAGGTGCTGTGGGCGGAGAACGACACGGCACGGTTCTACATGCAAAGGCGCGAGGTGAAGGACGTGACACTGACCGACTACCCTACCCCATCGTCGTTGATCAAAGATCCGCGCTACCGACTTCCTACAAGATTGGAGGCTACGCGCTTCTTGAAACTCGTTGACGCGCCTGTCGGATGTTGGCACAGCAAACAGCGCATCCTGTGTTTTGACGATTCCAAAGACAAGGGCATAAAGGCTGGCAGTACGACGTTTGGCACAGGCCGTTTCTATACATTCAAGCCCCACGGCAATGTGACAATGGCGGGTACGATAACTCGCTATTGCCTATTGCCCATAAGAACCGTGAGAACAAAAGGTGACGTACACATAGATATAAAGATAGAAGACAAATGGGAATAAGATACTTTTGTACTTTAGTACTTTTATATTTCTGTATTTTAGTACTTACGTTAGTATTTACGAACGTACTTATATATTTATTTATCTATATATTTATTTATCTACATAGATAACTATATAGGCTTTTATTTACATATTTACTTACTTACTTATGTATGTAAATAGGTTGTTAGATATTTAGATAAATACTTAGATAAATATTTAGGTAAGTAGGTAAATAGGTAGATAGATAAATGCGTAAGTAAATAGGTAAATAAATAAGTAGATAAAAATTTGGTAAGGTTAAATATTATTCTTAAATTTGCAGCGTAAAACATTTTAATATTGATAATTATGGAAAGACTAAGAGAAGTTCTCGCCATTGTGAATGACAAAGGCGGGGTGGGTAAGAGCACAACTGCCCACAATTTGGCTTGCGGATTGATCAAGCTGAACCCAGACATGCGAGTGCTTATTGTAGACCTCGATGCTCAGGTTGCGAACGTTTCGTTGCTGTGCGGCTGGCGTGATCGTCAGGACAAGCACGGCACAATGTACGAAGCCTTGGTAGACAAGACTGCGATGCCTGTGTACCAGGTGAGCATTGACAAGCAGGACTATTACGGCAACCTTTTTATCGCTCCTTCATCTGAAGACATGCTAAACGTGGAGCCGTTTCTGCTGCGTGAGTTGAACCCATTAAAAGTGCTGTGTAAGTTGTTCGCATTACCCGTAGTGCTCCCAGAAGACAAAGGCGGCAAGCAGAGTGTAATAGAAGCCTTCGACTATATCATCATCGACTGTCCTCCTGCCATGAACCTCGTGACCAAGAACGCCATGTCTGTGGCAACAGGCATCATCATCCCCATGCAGCTTGAAGCGCTGCCAACATTTGGCTCGTCAAGCGTGATACACTGGGCAAAGGAAGTGAGAAACGAGATTAACCCCAACCTTGAACTTCGCGGACTGCTGAAGGTGATGGTTGACAAGCGCACAAAGGCAAGCGTGGGCTTCTCGAAACATATTGATGAGGAATACGGCAGTTATGTGTTCAAGACAGAGATTCCGCGTCGCACAAAGATTGTGGAAGCCCAGGCGATGATGCAGGACATCTTCACTTATGCTCCCGACTGTGACGCAGCTCAGAGCTATGAGGCGTTTGCAAAAGAAATAGTTGACACATTCAAGAATCAATAAAAAGAGATAACCATGGGATTTAATTGGAACGATTCGCCAGTAAAAAAAGTGGCAGACGATATAAGGGACAACAGCGAAGCACCCCTTTTGACACAGAGTACACAGCAAGAGGAATCTTCTGCTGTTGTGGCCAAGTCGGAAAGAAAACCAACAACTGAGCCTACGAATGAGGCAGTAGTCGATAATAAAGAGAGTGAAGCAGCAGAGAATAGAGCCAAAAACACCTCGACACAAGCAGCCAAAGGGCGTAATCATAGAAGAACCCTGACAGACACCTCATTTGCTACAAAGGGGAAAAAGACTGAGAACGGCATCGTCGTAAACGTGCCTATGGAGGACTATATGCAGTTGACAATGATGAAATTTCAAACTGGGCGCACGTTGAAGGACCTCGCTTTGCAAGCAATACATGAGTTTGTTGAGCGGAATAAGTAAGGTAAAATCCTACTAAATCTTTTTACCAAGTCACTACAAAAGTGTGCTGTTTGGGTTTGCAACACCTACGGATTTGTTTACATCATTGTAGATAACTAATTGATAATTAACACTTCCAAAACCTCTTAATATGATATAATTATAAGTTATTATTTTATTCCTTTTTAAAACGAAAAAATTCATATCTTATAATTATATTATGTTAAGGAATTTTTGAGAAGTTGAAAATCAACGAGTTAGAGCATACGAAGTAAACAAAAACGTAGGAGTTGGTAAACAAAAACGTAGGTTTTGGCATATAAAAACGTAAATAGGAACAAATGTAATAGACTAATTTCTTATGAAGAAGATAATATCAGTATTGTTCGCGTTCTGCCTGTGTATGGCAGCAAGCGCACAGCAGCACATGAAGTTTATGGGCATACCATTAGACGGAACGGTGGACAACTTTGCCTTGAAGCTGAAGGCTAAGGGCGTGACATACGATGCAGCGAAGTCGAAAGCAGCTGGGCAAGGCTGTAGAGTCTTTAACGGCACGTTTATGGGTGAGAACGCTACGATTAATGTTGCTTATAATCCTAAAAGCAAAATGGTGTTCAGTGCTGCGGTTGAAATGCAATATCCAACTGTAGAGTCTGCTCATATCCCCTTCTTGAACTTAACCGAGAGTTTGCAACGGAAATATCCTAACACCACGCCCGAGGAAAACCGAGGTCCAGACGGCGATGTTATTGGACTGGCGTTTAATATTCCTGACGAAACAGGTGGCAACAGCATTGGTTTTATCCTTCAATCATTGAAAACGCCCAGCTTCGGGTCTGGTGTTTCTATTTGTCTGATGTACACCGATATGGATAACTTTGAAAAAAGCGAGGCGATACTCAACGAGGACTTGTAATATGTAAAATCCTAATAAAGTTTTTACCAAGTCACTACAAAAGTGTGCTGTTTTGGTTTACAACACCTACGGATTTGTTTACCAACTCCTACGGATTTGTTTACTTAAACCTACGGATTTGTTTACCAACTCCTACGTTTTTGTTTACTTCACCGTAGATAACTAACTGATAATCAATTCTTCTAAAACCTCTTAATATAATATAATTATAAGATATGGATTTTTTTTTGTTTTAAAAACGGAATAAAATAATAGATTGTAATTATATTATATTAAAGATTTTTTGAGAAGCTGAAAACCAACGAGTTAGAGCATACGAAGTAGACAAAAACGTAGGAGTTGGTAAACAAATCCGTAGGTTTTGGTACATAAAAACGTAGGTTTAAGTAAATAAAAACGTAGGTATGGCAAAGAAAGCGAGAAAAGAAGATAGAGAAAACCAACTACAACTTGCCCTAAATGAGCTGCGCTGGATTAACACGCCCGTCAACTATACATCATACGCTAAAAGCTATTCCCTCATACAGCAGGATGTTATGTTGTTGGTAAGCGGACGACTGCAAGACCATTTTGCCAAGTTCTTGAATGAGCACCGATATTTGAGCAAAGAACGTCCGAATGGAGGCATAACGAAAGAAGACCTGCTAAAGATGGGATCGATACGTTTGCGTCTGGCTGACTTTGGTATAGACAGTAGTCATTATGACGAGTCGGTGAAGGTGATAAACCAAATGAAGAAAATTGAGTTTCACCTTCCGCGTTTTGATCCAGCAACAGGACTTAGAAAAGGTGAGGACTACATGCCTATCTTCAGTAAGATATTTATTCCTAAGAATTTCACGTCGCGAGAAGGAGAAGACCTTAACTATTCGGGGGATAGCGGTACAAAGTTAGACGAGGACGGACAGGAGGTGCGCAAGTTTAGACGTGACGGATATATTGAGGTGACGATCAACATCGAGGTAGCAAAAGCCGTGTTTGATATGACGGACGGATATTTCAATCATCTTGAACGAATAGCCTATTTCTGCAACTCGGCTTACACGTCACGTCTTTACCTCCTGTTGATGAAGTATGCGAGCAAAGGGCAGATGCACCCGGTTATAGACTATCATGAGTTGAAAGATGCGTTGGGTATGTTTAAGGTAGACGTTGAGAAAAGCGACGATACGCAACCCGCAAAGGTCGTGACTACTGAGAAATATCAAAAATTCTCACAGTTCCGCAAACAGGTGTTGGATGTGGCGCGTGGTGACATGGAACGACTGTGCGAGGAAAACAAGATAGAGATAATGCTCTCGTGTGTTGACCCAGACAAAAAAGGCTACGAGCCTATTTATAGAGGCAGCGCAAAACGAGGCAATCCGGAAAAGATAAAGTTTCATATCAAGCGCACGCCGTTGGGTGTGGCGCGAGATCTGGAACTGCATCGTGGCTCGTCAGAAAAGCGTTTGTGCGCCAAGCTGATGTCGCTATATCCTACACTCGACGAAGAACGGCTCAAAACGTTTGTTGCCGGTGTTCCTGAAGACCTTTGGAACGACTTCAAGACGTATGCCTATAATGGTGTGCAAAAGGCAGTGGAGCAGCCGCATAGATGGAGTGGTACGATGGAAGAGTTCGTGTTTTACATCATGGAGCAATGGATAAAGCAGCATAGTGCGAAGCCCGAGCCACGGCAGCAGACGTTTAACTTTGCCGAAGTTGAGGAGGAACCTTGGGAAAAAGAATGGCAGATGTTTTTAAACTTAATTGACAAACAACTTGCTTCTGACTTGAGAAGGGTTAGGTACATATCGCTTGAGAACGGTACAGTATGTCTTGGTGCTACGAGCAAGGCCCAAGTGGAAATGATAGAAGCACATTTCACGGATGTTGCCGTTTTAAATCATACTAAAAAATGTTTGGCAAAGGTATTCGGCAAGACAATAACCTTAAAATATAAGATCGTAAAGCAATAAAAATTCACACCGCTTACCCATTCCCAAGGGTAGGCGGTGTTTTAATATGTCCTGTTTGTGTCAGCAACTTTTTTTACTTTTGTATGCAGAAACCAACAAGATATATTAAAACACATGGGAAAAATCAAGATCATTACATTATGGCTTCTGGCTGTAATCACGTTTGCGAGCTGCGCTGCCTCAAGAAAGGTGGAGCAGGGGAGTAGTGAGCAACGGCGTGATAGCACCGTAACCATCGTTAAGGACAGCGTGACAAAATCGGAAACGAGGACGGACAGTAGCGCCGTTATAGTCACGGACGAGAATCATACGTTCGGCAGCATGACCGACAAGGGTTGTAACGAGGAGACCATTACCGAGCGAGTGACCGAGAGCACGGATGCCCAGGGCAACAAGACCACCACCACCGACCGGACAATACACCGCAAGGGCGACTATGAGCGCAATGCCACATACGAGGCACGACTGAAGCATCAAGAAGAGATAATATCACGGATGCAGCACACAATAGATAGCTTAGTGTTGAGCAATAGACAGGACGTTGGCACCCACTGGGCGAAAAAGGATAGCACGAATGTGGTGAAGGAGAAGAACACGAAGGAGATAAAGTCAACATCAACTTTTGATCTAATCACACTCTTTTTATTCTGGATAGCTGTTGTTGGAATTTGTACATGGCTTTACAATAAACGATAGAAGGCATGAGTAGAAAGAAACAAGACATAATAGAAAACACCGAGCAGCCGGAAGTTACCTTGCAAGACTTTGTTATTCCTGCCAAGATAGAAGCCTTCTGTGAAAAATACAAGCCGTTGGACCATTGGCGTGAGGACTGCGACGTGTTTACCGACTATCAGCTTCGCTCGTATTTTAAGGCCGTAGTTTGTCCGCTGGGCGATCCTTTGGCTTTGTATCTTCAGGAGTTGGCTGCGAAGGGCTTCAAGATGAAGGACGATGAATGCGGAGAACCGGTCATCTACGCTGCGCTACGATGATGTTTGAATTACTAATTAATAATTACTAATTAAAAATATAGAAATGAAGAAATTGCATTATTATTACAAAATTTTGGCTATATCAGATGTTGGCGAAGAGTTGCAAAAATTCATGCACCGTTGTCAAGAAGCCGAACAGAAGGCTCTCGATTGGGCCAAGAAACATGGAGCAGAGCACTATTACGAGTCGCCCGTAGGCATGGCAGGTGGAGTGGGAGCCGTGGAGTTTGCCGACACTACCGAACGTGACGGATGGGACAGGGCGGTGTCGCCTGAAGGACGAGTGTTCTTCTTCCCCATCGAAGGCACCGACTTAGAAAAAGAAATGAATAATCTGCCAGTCGTGAGTGAGGCAGAGCTGTTCGGCATACTCAACCTTCAACCGAATCGCACGAAAGACAACCTGCCATTGCCTATGACCTTCGGCAACAGCACGCCTATCGTGTTTCTGTATCAAGGCTACTGGTATGCCGACGTGCCGTATGTAAGTGCCGACATGACGCTAACGAAGATAGAAGAGAAAGAGTTTTATCGTCGCAAGATGGCAGCCATCAACGGACGTAATGTAATATGATTTTTTGTTTTTCGTATGAAGTTAATAATTGGTTTTTATGAAGTCAAGTTAGACTAAAGTATAACACATGTTTTTTGGTTATACGAAAGCAGCCACTTATTCGGGATGAACAGGTGGCTGCTTTTTTGATTATTTGTTCAGTTCGTCTGACACCATGTCGCTGCCATATTCTCTTGCTTTCAACAACTCGTAATTGTTTAATTGTCGAGTGAGATTAGCGATCTGGTTCTGCTGTGCGGCTATGATGTCGAGGAGCCGATTTTGGTTGTCAAGATAGCGCGACTCTATTGCGGCATGCTGCATCTGTAGTTTAATCAGACTTTTAAGGTTCTCGCTGTTCATGTTGCCCAGATTTGCAGGCAACGCGGCATCATCTTTGTTATCAGATGCCTCCTGCTCGTCTTCGACTGCATTTTCTTTTTTATCTTGTCTAACCGTTACCCCCGGAATAGTTGTGACGCAGACCTCGACATCAAGCGGGTCGAGATAACTCTTCTCGCCAGGCAGACGTTCAGACGGAGCACGGTCAAAGCCGCCCTTTGGTTCAAGTTCATCATCTATTGTCGGTATGCCGGGCACAACGGCAGCCTCGCCATTGGAGTCGACATTGCGGAAGAAGGCAGACAGTGGGATCTGAAACGCATTGCACAGGCGAAGAAGACTAATTATAGGTAAAGTTCCCTCGCCGTTAAGCCAGCCTTTCCAACTGTTGTTTGATTTTGAACCCAGCGCGGCCTGTATAGTCTTGACTTGAAGCTGCGGGTTAGCAGCCAACCACTGTTTCAAAAACCCAAAATTGTACTGATATTTCATAACGTAAATATTATAAAAATTGATTATAGTGTAAATATAAGTTAAAGGAACCGTTAAAACGATTTTAAAATTTGCAACAACGATATTAAAAATATATCTTTGCATCAAATTTAAGAATTAAAAATCGAATGACCAAGGAAATTTTTAGAAAAATAACGGGTCCTCGCACGCCTATTGACATAAAAGACGTGTCAGCAGAAGAGAAAAAAGCACTGTTGCTTTTTTTGATGCCCAAGGGATTTTCAATTGCGACCTTTTATAAGAGGTTCTTTCAAAAAGGTTTTTCAGCTTGGGAATTGATAGGTGTTAAGGAGTGTAAAAGGCAATTTTTAGCGTCACCAGAGGTGAAGCGGAAAATTGAAGATTTTTATTATCCTGAGCAGAACGCCCCCGAGGATTTCCCTCTTTCGCTGGCGGACGAAGATAACGGGCGTTTTTATGCAAAGCTCAAGGAGCAGGGTCAAGGCCTTTGCAAGAAATTCGCTTCTTTCATGAAAGAGAACGGAATGAGCGAGCGGACGACATGCACCCGTTTTACGTCTGACAAATGGAAAGACTGGGAAGGCATCGGCATTTTACCTTTGCTAAAAGTCTTTTCAGAACAAACCTCGCTACACCAAAACAATATAGATTAAAGTAAACCGTAAAATATATGATTGATGTTTCTGTCGATTTAGAAACCACTGGCCTTGCCCCCACGGCGGCCGTGATCTCGCTTGGGGCTGTGGCCTGGAAGAAAGATGCCGAGGATACTCCGTTTCTTCTAAACGACGAGAAGAAAGAAGATCCTTTTTTCAGTTACTATTATCATGTGGATCTTCGAAGCCTCTGGGTGCTCGGCGGCTTTACGTTCGAGAAGAAAACATCTGACTGGTGGGCCTCACAATCGCAGGAAGCAAAAAACGAGCTGACCGCATCCGACAATGATGACATGCCTTGTTATCCCATTCAGACGGTTATCTTAGGTTTTTTTGACTGGATCAATTCAGTCAAGGAAGTGTTAGGGGAAAAGGAGGTTCATTTGTGGGCACAGGGAACGGATTTTGATATTGCCATTCTTCGCAACCTCTGTTCGCGTCTTGTTTACGCCTTACCTGTGCAACATACACATTTCCGTGATCACAGGACGTATATATATGAAGTTGGCGACCTTATCTACAAAGTCCTTGAACAGAAGACCGTCATCTCTGATTATATGTTTCTACAGAAACGTTCACCTTATGCTTTGGTGAGCGATTACAAAGAGAAGAACGGTGTTGTTCATAGTCCTGTGTACGATTGCAAGCGCAGCATCTATACAACCTGGCAGCTGTCGGGTATGGTAAAAAGACTTTTAGATACGTCCGACCCGGACGCGGCTAAAAAAATAATCGAAGATATAAGAAATAAAGTACAAAAGTAAAATGCCCACTCTTCAAGACACATACATAAAGATGCCGTTCGTGCCGAAGAAGCGTATGGAGAAGCACCGTATTGCCTACACCATGCTGATGCGGGGCGATAATTTTGACGTACCAACTCTTCTTTTCTACGGCGCTCCTTTTCTCCTCGTAAAAGACGCTTGCCTGTTGATATACAAATACATGTCAGGCAACGTGAAGAATCTCTGTATAGACAGAGAGCACTCATGTAGGTTCAGAAACGGAAAATGTTATTGGCGTATAGCCGTGACTATAGTAGGTCTGAACGAACCCTTTTTGGCTCTTGAGCAGCTTGTCTGGATGTTGGTTTCCTGCATGCAACGTCTTTGCTATTGCAAGATCCGACATTACAGGACAGAGACGTTCTTGAACCTCTAAAAGAAGGTCTCGAAAATGTAACGACATAAAGGACAGTACGACGTGAAGGTAGCTGATAAAAAAGCGTAGGGGACCCGTCGCCTTTCTTAGAGCGACGTTCGTCGGCTGTCCTTTCTCTAAAGATTTTAACGACAATTGTTGTAAAGACAGTTGTAGACAAATGTAAAATATAAAGGATAGTATGGTGACAGAGGTAGCGGCAACGTCCTCCTATAAGTAGGCTGTCAGGTGTGGATGTAAAAGCCTGAGAACACCTGCAATGTCGAAAAACGTTTGGCAAATCACCGGCTACCCTTTTTAAACAACGACTGCGATCATGTTCTTTCATCCTATCATAAATCGCCTCGCTAACATCGACCTGCACATTCTCGTGAAGCCTGCCAACGAGCAGCGCATCGAGGGTCAGACCGCGTGTTTCTGTCCTATCTGCAAGAAGGGACAGGACGCGGATGCCGATGTCAAGCAGACACCCCACTTCATTATCTATGAAAATGAGCGAGGTGGACTGTATTCGGGCGTGGGCGTTGATGACAACCGAATGGCAGAGCATGGTGCCGTGAAGTGGAAATGCACCCGCACGGGTAAGACTGGCTACGGAGCCATCGAGCTGTACGCAGCCAAGATGAATCTTCCGATGCACGGATATAGTCTTCAGCGTATCTGCCAACGACTCGTAAGGGATGTGTATGGCGATACCGACGAGGTGCGCCGTGCCTTCCCAGAGGTGTTCGCCAAGATGGACTACCGTACTCAGGCACAGCAGACCATCGAGACGTTCTCCTTCATGCCGAAGACCGACTTCTCGCCACAAGAGCTTGCAGCCCTTGGGTGTGAGGTGACGCTTGACAAGGGATTGCCTCGCTTCGGCTTTGGCTGTACGTTTACGCCCGATATGCTCAACAAGGATTTCCGTATCTATTCCCTTCTGAGCGTGACGCTGCCTGATGTGATACGCGACGGCCAGCATGTTAGCGAGATTATCCACGGTACGCCCTGGAATCCGCTGTTTGTATGCTTTGCCTCGCAAGAGATAGGCCCCCAAAACTCATACGGATGTTTCTTCCGTCCGGCAATGGCAGGGAGTGAACCGATAGTGTTCTCTACCGCCGAGGAGCACAGCGTGAGGAAGGTAAGTAAGTGGCTCATGGGCGACAATGTATTTGTATATGCGATGGATCAGCGCAAGAGCGACAATACAGCCGTTCATGCGGCTATACAGAAGTTTGAGCCAACGGAAAAATACACCGAGAAGAAGGAAATATGGGTGGAACGTGAAGACAAGGACGGTGTGGGCAAGGGTACGTTCAAGCAAGAAAAGAAGAAGATACCCACTGCCGAGATAAAGGCTCGCAACATCGTTTTTTGCCGCACACCCGAAGACGCATTGAGCGTGTATTATGCTATGCGTTCCTTGCGCCTTGACAAGATAGAAGACCAGCATTTCCAAGATTTCTGTTGGTATCATGTGGCGTTCTCTATTGGTCGCAGAAACTTCTGGTATATAGAGCATGGCGAGTGGAAACGTGAGAATCTTGACTTTAGCGGTGTACAATATCAGAAGATGAACCGCTTTGCCGAGCACGTCATCATCCTATACCCCAATGATATTGTCTCACAGCGCGACTGCGGAGCTATATGCACCAAGTTCAGTTCATTGTACTATGCCATGTTACCTGAAGGGTTCCGGTCACGTTATTGCCGACGCTGGCAGTGGCTATATGGCTGCTCTCCCCGAAGCGTGCGCGACTATCTGCTGGCGTACACCATGAACGCAGAAGAGAACTTTCAGTTCGACCATGATGTCCGTCTGCCGCTTTACTCCAGTTTGCGTGGAGCGAGCAACACAGAGCCGTTTGATTTAGAATGGCCGCGTGACCCCAGAAGCGGCAAGCTAAAGCCACCTACCTGCAAGGTATCGCCTACGCGATTGTGGCTCTTTATGACTGCACGCGGATATTACCGCATGATAGACCCCGAGAGCACTGACCTCGTAGGACAGTATATCCACCTGAACAAATGCTTTGTGGAGTATATTGACGTAAAGAGCATTATCCAGGCAGCAAAGACATTACTGTTGAAATATACAAAACAGGCATGGCGATATAGCGACAAAGAGAGACGCTTGATGTCCGACTGTGCCAATATGGTAGACAAGGCCTTCACGGAAAAGTCTGCTGGAGGTTTGCAGAGCATGGTGATAAATTTTGCCGATGCCTTCGATGCCAAGACTGAGTATTTCTACTTCAATAATGTTGCACTGAAGATAACGCCCGACAGCATCCGCACGGTGTCTTATGACGACATCAACTTCTTCATCCCCTCGCTTGCCAAGAAGCCGTATGACTTCACGATGCGAGCGTTTAAGACACCTTTCATCATAACCGAGCGACAGGAATACCGCGACCGACTGGAAGCGATAGACAAGAAAGAGAAGATGCAGAATGAGGATGGGTCTTTGGTGTTCTCTACATTCGAGATAGGGCAGATGAAAGCCGACCTCGAAGAATGGGCGCAAACCTACCGTTGGGATGTCAACTGGCAGGGAAAACAAGAGAAAGACCTTTGGCCTATCTTGCGTATCGTGCGTGGTTGCTCTAACGTTCTTTGGGAGCGAGAGCAGGAAGCGCAGCGCAACAAAGAAGAATTGACGGAATTGGAAAAAGCCGTAATCGGTGCTCATTTCGTCAATATGATTTCAGGCATTGGACGTTTGTGTTATCGTTCCGACAAGGGTATGATGCCAGTCTGTCCGTATTTCCTTGAAGATGACATTCCCGACGAGAAACAGGCTACTGGCGGTTCGGGCAAGTCTATCATCGTGAAACTGGTAGTCGGCAGTGCTGTGAACGTGCTCGACATTGATATGAAGCGCATGGAGCATATTAACGATGCAAGGTTTGTGCTGGGCAATCTACTCAGCGAGCCGTTCAAGTATAGGGTTCTACACTGGGAGGATAAGCAAAAAGGATTCCCAATGAAGTACTTCTACAATATGGTTACTACGGGACTGACGGTGGAAAAGAAAAGCGTAGATCAGGAACTTGTTCCACTAAAAGATGCCCCTAAGCACGTCATCACCTGCAACTATCCGCTGTCTGATGATGATGATTCGACCGTAGGACGTTTCCCTCTCGTCAGCTTCTCGAATCGTTTTGCCCGAGCCAATCCGCAGAAGCGTAAGGCAGCACGTCTGATGTCTGCATTGATGAAGAACTTCAGTGATAAGCCAGAGGAAATTGACGACACCGACCGCAACCAAGCCATTTACATTTGTGCCTTAGCAGTGCAGTTTCTGATGCGCTATCACACCTTTGCCATTGCACCGCAAGGCAATGTGCGTCGCCGTCAGATGGTTCAGAAGCTCACCGAGAGCATCGTGCGCTATTTCGAGTGGTTCTTCTCTCGCAATGAGGTCTACGGAGTGCCGATATGTACGGACGATATGTTCAACGAGTTTATGCGCGACTGGGCAGATGCCTCTGAAGGTAAGAGCAAGGAGTATAGCCGTGCTACATTCAAGAAGAAGATATACGACTATTGCGAAAATATGTCGATAACGTGCAACCCCAAGCACCTCTTTGAGAACGAGAGCGACAAGCAGCGCAAATGCTTCAAGCTACAGGCATGGGTTACGCAGGAATACTTCACTGGACGCGAGTGGGAGAACGACAACACCATTGAGCCGAAATTCATTCGCTATCTCCAAACGTCAAAGCATGTGTTCTTCTTCTACCGTCCTGGCAAGGATGCGATACCGAAGGACTACCGAGAGTTAAAACGCATAGCAAAAGCATTTGCCGAACAGCCCGACCCGCTGCCATACCGCGATGATGACGGAAATATCGTACAGCTCACCTATGAAGAGAAAGAACGGTGGGAGAACAACAAGACGCGCAAACAGGGTAGGCGAATGGCTCCATTTGTGGCAACAAATAGCACAGCGGCAAGTGTTCCAGATATAAAGGATGAGGAGAATATGCCGTTCTGAGAATCAAAAACAAGAATGTAACATTTTAATTCATTATAGATTATGGAAAAGATAATTTTACGAAAGGACTACAAGACAAGAGTAGTGCCTGTTGAAGAAGCGGTTGGCCATTATTTAACAAAGATGGCCGCTCGCACATGGACCGAAGAGTTCGTCGATGAAAGCACAAAAGAAACGGTAAAAATAGACCGTTGCGAGGTGTTGCTGGAGAGAGGAAAACTTATCACCGACAAGTTGGCTAACGGACTTAAAAAGCAAGGCGTTAATGAGGTTGAAATTTCTGACTGTCCTTTCCGTGCGGAAGAGGAACTGTATTTTTCTCGTCTCGTTCATGTAAAAGTTACTGTTCGTAGCAGCAACAACGAGAATGCCGTGCTTATCGTGCGTAGCGACTCTCTGCGTGGAGCACAAGATTGCGCCATTGACTATGCCGAGGGAGCGGTAAACAAGATCTTTAATTCTAAAGAAGCAAACTATGTGTATATCACCAAGTCGGAAATCATCGGCAAGTTCCATTTCATTGGTCGTACAAGTGCCGACATTGAGGAGGAAGAAGAACAGCTGAAAAAGGATCCCGATGCACTTGTAAAAGAGCCGTTCAAGGTGAAGGCTAACTTTATAGATGCTGAAATCTATATCCCCAATGACCGATCTCATTGTGGAGTTCATAAAAACGAAATGTTTGTTGTGTGGGCATACGATGTGGTGACAGCTAAAAACATCGTCTTTGGCTATCTCAAGCACAAATTTAAAACCGTATTGAACGACCGGGAGACCTTGCGCATTGTAGGGGCCACACAGTTCTATGCGCATACTTATGTCCCTGCTGAGTACTGCAATGAGTATATCAAGGACGAGCGAAAAAAGCTTCCGGTAGAAGAGTAAAGCAATGCTTTGATGGTTAGTAATAAACATAAATAATTAAAACAATAAACGAAATGGCAAGTTACAGCGGCAACATTGACTATCTTGCACCTAACGGTGTAAAGGTGTTAAAGGGCATTGACAATGACAATCCCGAGAGAGTGTACATTTGCACTCCTTTGGATGTAAACGAAATCAAGTTGGAGCGTCATCCGCAAGACCCCAACCGTATGGTGGCAAAGATGCGTGTTAACATCTGGCCTCTGAGTGAGAATTATAAGAATGTAGTGCGTCGTTCAGCCCAGGAACGTGGCAATGCCAATGTTTCCGTACCGACGCACGAGATGCAGATGTCTTTCTCGGTTGGCTACATCAAGTCGGTAGCGCAGAAATTCCCGAAGCTCGTAGAGCAAGTGAAGGAAGCCAACAAAGAACGCGACCCCGAGATTATGGGCCAAGACCCCACCGATGAGAACACCCACCTCTTCAAGGCTATCCGTCAGCGCATGAACAAGCGCCTGGCTATGCTCTACCAGCCACAGGCGACACAGCAGCCTTCACCATACGCCACACCGAATGTAGGCGTAGCAGGAGCAGCCACCGGATATGTGGCACCAGCCGAGGGCACCGACCCGCTCGCTGGCTTTACCGATGCCGACGTGGGCGACCTGCCGTTCAAAAAATTAGGAGTTTTGAGTTTTGAGTTTTGAATTATGCGCAAGCGCATTTTGAATTATTCATTTTTGAATTAAGATGATAAACAAACTCAAAATTCAAAACTCGACAACTCAAAATTGCCAAAATCTTGCTTAGGCAAGCGCCAAAGCCGATTACAAAATTCAAAATTCAAAACTCAAAAATATGAAACTTCAAGCTCAATCTTCACGCGCTCTTTATGCGGCGCTCAACAAGTCTATAAAATGTATAAGTTCAAGAAACACGATAGCCATCCTTGGCAATGTGCTGATAACACAGAAAGACGACCGTTTCTTTTTCGTGTCGTCAACGGGCGAGTCGCGTCTTTCTCTCCCTGCACCCTTGACTCTTGTCGGAGGTAAATATGAGGGTCCTGTGTGTATTCCTTACAAGGAGATTGTTTCGCTTCTGTCTTCTTTGTCCGATTGTGTTGTCACGTTTACGTTTAACGACAAGAAGAGCCTGACAATGGAATATAGTACAGACGAGACTCGTACAGGAAAGTGCGACATTCCTTGTTTTGATGGTGCCGAATATCCCAATATGACAGACCTTGACGAAGAGAAGACAATGCGCCTGTCTTTGTCTCTTTCGCTCTTTCAGTCGGTCGTTACCGATGCTTCGCGTTTCACCGTTGAGAACGAGCTTCGTCCTGTCATGGCGTGTCTGCTTCTTGATGTGTCTGAAGACCGCTCACGCATCAATTTTGTCGGAACTAACGGCAAGATCCTGTTCAAGTGCAGCCACTCCAACGATCCTGCCCACGGTGGCAGCGACTTTTACCGCGGTGGAGAACCTCGCCCCTTGCTTATCAGCTTATGTTATTTCAAGGTATTGTCCGTTTTAGGCGAAGACGGTTCCGTGGACATTTCGACCGATGGCAACATAATGGTCTTTACGTCAGACGACATGGAGATCCGTTGTCGTTGCGCAGAAGGACGCTATCCCTCCTACACAGCAGTAATTCCGGCGAAAAACCCTTACTTCTGCGTTGTTGACAAGAAAGAACTTGTAAACACTATAAGACGAGTCGGTGTCTTCGCAAGTAGCGAATCGAACCTTGTGATCATAAAAAAGAAGGGTGCGTTCTTGAACCTCTCAGCCCAAGATACCGATTTTGCAAGAGCCGCCGAAGACCAGGTGCCTTTGTTGTCGGATGACTGTCCCGACAATTTTTGCATTGGTACCGCAACGAACGAAATCTGCAATTGTCTACTGACTATCCCGTCAGACACGGTGCGCATAGCCGTGTCTGACCCAACCCGGGCAATGGTCATTACAGCCGATGATCCCGCGTCCTGCATCATGACCCTGTGTATGCCGATGTTGATCAATGACTAATCAATTCAACATTCAACATTCAAAAATAAAAAAAAATAAAAATATGGACGATACCCTTCTGTTTATCCCGCCTTGCTGTGTAGACAGTAAGCTGCCGAGAGCCGTCATGCAAGCCCCATCGCGTGTGCTCACGTTTTACACACATGGCGACGTAACCTTTGAGCGCTTTTATAGGGCTATCAGTCACATTGTCGTAGATGCTCACGTCATGGTGCTGTCCATGCCTCTTGTGACCAACGACGTGACCCTATTCCTTCAGTTGTGCTTTGAGCGGAAATGGCTCACACACCTTGTGCTTTCCACCTACCACTCCTGTGACCGGCTGTTGGAAAAATATCTTAGCGCATACAAAGACCGCATGTTATATGTACGCAGCGACGATGCTGGTGAGATGGCCTCGCACATGGTGCTTTACAACAAAGACAGAGCACTCGTCCTCACAGGCCTGATGCTTGACCGCCCGAGACTTGACGTTCGTCTGATGTGTTACACCTTGACATACTATCCCAGTCACATTCTGTCGTCTACGCAGCAAGACTGGGGCAATGCTCTTCGTAACGCTCTCTTTCCCGATGTTCTCAGACATCGCAAGGAGCAGTTTGCGCACGGCATAAAGCGCATGGAGGACCGCGAGCTTGACAAGTTTTTGCATCTGGAGTTTCCTCCTTTGCATGACTAACAAAACTATTGTTCTATGAATAGGTTAATACACTCATATACAGAGCTCCGTATGTTCATGGAGCGATGGCAGTGGGACGATCCGCGCACAGGAAAGCGTGTTACGGGCTTCGACCCTCCACAGACAGCAAGAAATGTAGAGCGCAAGTCGTTCTACATCAAATTTCTTACCAAGACAGGACATGTGGACGAGGGTACCTGTGTTTGTCTCTCCGTTGACACCATGCGCCACCAACGTAAGGTGAAGTTTGTGGAGAGCGGTGAGATAAGGGTCGTTAACGACATCCTTGTGTTAAACGTAGACGGCACAAGATTCATAACACACTAAAGAGTTTTTAAATGTAAATAAGTAAAAAGTGGATTTGCAACGTTATTACATGACCGTTTCTGTTCGTGAGGATAGAAAAGAGTCGTTTAGTTGTAATTATGCAGTCGCTCTCGGTTCGTGAGAATAGAGAGTGTTTTTAAAAACAATTAAAACGATTATATACTATGTGGAACTTTATAAAAAACAGAAATAGCAAAAAGTCTGCGTCCCTTAAAAAAGAGACGCGCGACATTGTGACCATAACCGAAATTTTCAAGAAGTTTGAGCAGTATGGCCTTGTGTCTTGGCGATTAAAAGACAAGGTTCTCCTTATTGAAGAGTCTTTGGCCCTCGTAAATATGACAGGTGGACGCGAGGCTTTTCAGAAGTTTCTTGATCAGGCGGCCATGTGGCAGAATGCCCGTTTGATAAGCGACGGCTACGAGGCTTACCGCATAAAAGTTGAGACCGATGCTGTGCGTCAGGCAGAGAAGAATTTTGCCGTGCTTACAAAGGCCGACATTGCTCGCATCCGTCAGCACGCAAGGCGGGAGATGCGGATGCTCCCTCTTGAGGAGCTTGACTATATAAAAGAGTTTGACATATTCATTATCAGGAGTCATGCTCCTTCAGCACAGAACGCAGACCCCAAGAGCGACGAGTTGCTTGCCGTGGGTCATTATGATGGCAAAAAAGTAGAAATGGCCCTCTACGAGGACATAAAACACAACTTGATAAACACCGACAAAGATGATTAAACTGAAGCTTGACCATCAAGATCTGCTCTTTGCCATTGAGGGCTTCGCGCGAGGCTCCCATCTGCGCCAGCATGTCTGGCAGCAGATAGTCTATAAGAGCATCCCTCAGATGACCAACGACGATCTCGACTTTTTATGGTATTTCTGCCGCCGCGACCTTTTCGGGTGTTATTTCCCGTCCTTTTCCGATGGCAGACGGCTGCCTAAAGCTCCCGGCTGGTTCGACTACTTGCATGTGCTCGCGGCCCTGCATAGGAGCAATCGCTTCAATGTGGTCTTCGTGTCACATGCCGACAACAAAAAACACAAAGCCCTCTGCTACCGTTTCGACGGCTTGTTTCGCCCTCTTGCCGTTGACGGTCCGATGCGCATAAACAAACTTGAAAGTTTTCATTCTTTCATTCCTACCGACGACATTGTGTGTATGAGAAGGCATCTTTACAACGATAACAAGTATGTGTCGGAAAAACATCTTGGATGGTGGCAAGACATAGACATCTATGAGCACCCTGAAGATGTGGAAGCGGAAAGTTTAACATTTTAATATTTTTAATTACAGACATCATGCAACCATTGTTTATCATACGCCGTGCCTTGCTGACTCTTAGCAACGGCAGCAGAATCATGTCACAGATACAAATCCCCCATAAAGTCATCTTTTTAGACCAGTTGGAGAGAACGCTTGTAAAAGAGTTTAACAGTAACCAGCCACATTTACAAAATAAGGTGGTGAAAATACATATAATGAGAAATTGAACAAAAGAATGTTGTAAACCTTTTAAAACCAAAACGAATGTCGAAAGCAGAAAATATAACATGTGACAATGTAAAGGACATTATTCGTCTTGCATGCCCATACTATGAGAAGAAAAGCGAGTTGCACAATTATGACTCGTTCATGTTTGTAGAGAACTCGCTGTGCAGTTTGTTATTATTTAAAAACGTTTTCCCTGCCCCGCAGGATCTGCCAGAGATTGAAACCGAATGCGACATTCTCTGTCCGCTGGAAGAAACGGGTAAAGATTTTTTCGTTTGCAACATCGACACCGTGCTGCTCAGAACGTCCGTGCTTGATGTTGTGGATCGTTTTGTTGACCGCAAGAAATACCCATGCTGTTACCAGCGCGCCTTTAAAGAGGACGATAAAGTAGTAGTTGTCGAAAACAGTTACGTCTTTCTCAGCGCCCTCGAACACGCAACACGCCTGCTGCCTCTTTGCGGCATTGAGCAGGCAGAACTTTACGACATAGGAGGCAGCCTTTTGTTTGCCGGCAGGAAAGATGGAAAAATTGCTACAGTTATAAAAATAGACAAGAAAATGCTCTGGGAAGGACGTAAATGTCCGGTTGTAAATATCCTCCCGGGCGGTCTTTCTTTTAGCACAGACTCTGAGATTCACGCGGACCTCATTCTCAACACCATAAAAACGCTTAATGAAGCTAACGAGGTGGCAGAGGAGCGCGATTATCTTTTTGCGAAGCTCTACGAGGTGGGTCTTGTCATGCGGGCAGACGTGTTCGTTCTCGCCCATTCGGAACAGGAGGCAAAAGCGATCGCGTGGAGAGACGCAGACAAAGACGATTTTTCCGATGCCTTTGAGATTGAGGATTGCGTCAAAGCAAGCATTGAGTCTGTACCAACGGAGGGCGATTGCCGGGTCTATTGTGAAAACGGCCCGATATATTGTGATGAGTTTCATGAGACCTTCGACGATAAACTGCAAGAAGAGCAAGATTAACACCAGTCATTCAAATATCAAAAAATTATATTTGCAGATATGAAACCTAAGTTAAAAGAAATCGTACAACAATACAAGGATAGCTGCAACAAGTTGGCAGAACTTGTAAACCAGCAGCTCTTCGACGGCTGTCGCAAGTGGTACTGGATAGGAGAAGAAGTAGGCAGTGTGTGCGACTTTGAGGAATGTGACGTGTTGAATCCGTTGGACATGGTGCGCATCATCGAGAACGGTCTGACCTACGACCAATATGCCGAATGGCGTGAGGCCAACCTCGATGATGGCCGTTACATCAACCTCAAATCGTGGCTCATGGGGCTGCGACATGATATGCTGACGAAAAAGAATATCAATAGATAATATGGAAACAAAACGTAAATATACTGACGAGCCAGGAGCTGATAAGGGAGCCATACACTTGATAATAAACAAGTTTCGTAGCAGCATCCGTCCGTTTTGCTGCAATAATCAGTACGACCTCGATACGATTCCCGTGGCGACTGTAAAGGAACTGAAGGCAGCACATACTGTTATGCTTACTGGTGGAGAACCGTTCGTTGTGCCCGGCATTATTGACTTTTGTTCACACCTGCGCTTTGATTACCCTAATATCAAGCAACTCTACGTTTACACTTCTGGCTGTGAGATGTTTTGCCATGATGAATTGTCTTTTGATCCATATTATTTCAGTCTGAACGTGGATGGTATTTATTTCTCACCAAAGATTGAAATTGACTATAAGGCGATTAAGAAGATGCTGACTAAGAAATCTTTTGCGTTAAAATTCTTTCACCACGTCCGCAACAACCGCATCATCCTCATGCCTAACGACTTTATGACTCGTGAGCAGCAGGAGAAATACATCGAGAGCCTATCTCTCAAGGATCTTGCTTGTTATGGTGCAATTTTTGAAGTGGAATATCGGGACTGGCAGGAGGAGTTTAAGCTGAATGGAGGCGTGTGGCGCAGACTGCCAGTGTTCTTGTAATTGTGTCACCCTAAGAAGTAAGAATGTAATGGAAAAGAAAACAAATGTAGACTTTGTAGCAAAAGAAAACTTGGACTTTATATCGGAAGCATTCAAAAAAGAGGAGTCCGTATCTTCGCATTCAATACTTGATGAATTAGAGCGTTTGCATATAGAAGTAAGAGCAGGAAACGGTAACATAATGCCTGGTATGCTCGTCTTTGGTAACAAAACGCCCTCTTTGCCTTTATACCCTGCAAATAAGGAAGGTTGCTGCGTGTTATGCAAAGCGGAAATACAGATTCTTGAAGAGCAGATAGAGCAGTTTTTACAACGAAAGGACGAGTGCAAACCTCTTCATTTGTTGAAATAAAAACAAAAAAGCTATGAAAAAGAAATATGAACTAACAGATCAAACTATCAATGTTGATGGTAGAACACTCCATCGGATTAAGGCACTCAGAGACTTCTCGGATGTTCAAGCCGGCGAACTTGGTGGGTGGATTGAAAAGGAAGAAAATCTGTCCCATGCAGGTAAAGCATGGGTCTATTGCGAAGCCTGTGTCTTTGATAACGCAAAGGTTTCCGACTGTGCAAAAATCTCTGGTTACGCGAAGGTTTTTTGCAATGCCTGCGTTTATGGTAGTGCGGAAGTTCGCTGCTATGCTAAGGTCTACGATGACGCTGAGGTTTACGACCGGGCGTGGGTTAGTGGCAGAACAAAAATATTTGGCCGTTCGCAAGTCTATGGCCGTGCCAAGGTTAGTGAAAGTGCGCAGATCGACGAAGACGTTAAAATCTTAAACTGGGCCGAGGTCTACGGCAACGCACAGGTATTTGGTCATACGCTTGTCTGTGGCAGAGCCAAGGTTTATGGATACGTTCGGCTCTGCTGCGATTGTTTCATCGGTGGCGATGCGGAGGTATGTGACAAATCCGATTATATCGTCTTTAAAAATTTCTGGAGCAGTGGCCGTTATTTCGTTTGGACTCGTTCCAACAACAGGTGGAGAGTAGGGTGCTTCTATGGCACGGGCGAAGAACTGATTAAACATGCCTATGCCGACAGCGAAAAGTCGGGTAGGGAATATGAACGTGCTGTAAGGTATGTGGAAAGCATACTGGCAGACGAGGAGAAGGAAAAAGAATAAACAGATTTGTCAATCTTAAAACATAAAAAAGACATGTGTAAACAATTAAAAGAAAATCTGTCACAGACGTTTATGAGCTCTATGAAGTCTATGATAGATATGCTTGACGAGCACTCTAAAAGCATAAAAGAGCTGGAGCAGCGCATAAACCAGCTGTCCGCAAAGGGCAGTGGTGCTGAGGGAAATAAGAATATAAAGTTTACTGTTGAAAGTCCTTTTTTCGAAGATCTCGACTATTATAATGCTGAAGATGGCGAATATTGCAAGTTTTTAGATACCGAACACCCCGATGCGAATATTGTTGCCATTTTGAAAAAGCCCTACAAGACCGGGGAGATTGTAACGTGTTATGCCTTTTGGGTACACAAACAGAGTGGCAACGATCTTCTCTATATGGCAGACGAAACTTTGTCGGAAATTTACAGTCACTATTCGAGAGGTTTCTGTAATTTTATCGGCAAGTATGTGTCTTTCTGTCTACGAGAGACATACAAAAGGGTGGATCTGACTGAGGGGGATGTGAAGCAAATCAACGATTACATAAAGAGGGTTGGCTATACAGCGGATTTTAAGGGAGTGAAAGTAGGCACCTCTTTGTGTCATTTCGTCTCTGCAAAACTTACTCGCCCTCTCTTTAAGACACCAAAACGCCGTCATGATAAACAAAAAATGAATAATATTTAACCGTATTAATTTCTTACTTTTCATTTTTAAGACGTAAAAAGGGCAGCCGTTGTGATAACGTCTGCCCTTCGCTTTTTCTTATGCAAGCCTAAAAACTAAAAATTGAATATTCCCTAATCAGCTTGCCGATAAATCTTGCTAAGGCAAGCGACTAAGCCGATTACAAAATTCTAAATTCAAAAATGAATAATTCAAAATGCGCGTAGCGCACAATTCAAAATTCAAAACTCAAAATTCAAAACTCCCATCATCTTCCACTCGGCAGCACAAACCACCCTCCACCGCCACGGAAGAACTTGCAACCTAAGTACAGCGTATCGAAGGCATCCGTAAAATCGGTACGGTTTTCCAAGGGCAGCGTGTCTTCGCTCTCAGGCTTTTTTTCTTGACTCTTATTTTTGTGAAACCCTCGATACGAAATCTGCACCTCACACAGCTGCATGGCGATGATAAGGTCGGGGTTGTTCGGCTGGTTGATGCGGATGGCAGGGTAGGAGAGGTGCGCCAAGCCGTCGTTGATAATCTTGTGCTTCACCTCGTGCTTCTCAGGTGCGCCCATATCAATGGCGGTAACGTTCCAGCCATGCTTCTCTAACTCTGCAATCACGGTCATATAGAAACGCTCGTCTGATGAAGCATACGATGCGCCCTGCTTTGCTGTGGCATCATAAAAGTATGTCACGTCGCGGTTGATGGCCCGCTTTGGTGCATAATAATCCGAAAAATCAGCAATCAACCCACGCAGTTTGCGCTCGTTCTTCACATAGAAACTCTTGATAACGTTCAGACATTCCATTCCGTCACGCTCGTACATCTGGCCAACCACAAGCGTATTTATGTTAGCATTGTAATCCAAGGCTGTATACAGAGGGAGGGAGTTGATGCAGTCGGAGTCCATGCGTGAGTCGTTGCGCTCGCCCAATTCCTTGAAATCGGGTTGATAGCTCTCGCTCGTAACTTTCCTTCCACCGATGATGCCCGACACCTTTTGCGTGGAAAATTTTGCAGACGATAGTGGGTCTATCTCGTCGGGGATATACCCGTGGACATGATCAATGTCGAGGTTGGAGTAAAATCCGTCGTTTGACTTCTTTACTTTGATGTTGAGAATTGAAATTGCGAAGGTCATCGGAGGCAAATCGCGGCGCATCTGCCTTATGTAATCCTCACCCAAAATGTCCACATTGTCGAGCGATGACGCACGACGCACACAGAAAGCCACACGGCGCAGCTCACGCAGATAACCGTCTTGAAATTTCTTTGAGCGCAGGAACATCTGCATCTCAAAATCCTCTCCAGGCGTAATCAGATATTCATAGTCGTAAACCAGTTCGGCATCATCCACGGAGAGTAGCTTATAGTTTACCGCCATATCCACCATTGCCTTCGTGATGTGCTTGCCATGATTAGGCATGATACGAAACTCTCCCTCATGCTTCATCATCTTCAGAGCCGTGTCGCGAATATCTTCTTTTACTTCTGCCGGCACCACATGCACCGAATGCCCCGACTTCTTCGCATTGTAAAGCATATCGTTGTAGAGTATAACCTTGTCGGCATAATCCTCCAACTGCTCCTGCACCCATCTGTAGGTCTTGCCCTTGAACGGACCTGTCTCAACGGTCAAGTCTAACTTCTCCTCCTCTTTTTCGAGCCACGACCCTTTGGCTGTGAGCGCAGCATCGGAGAGGAATCGCGTACTCTTATACATCGGATTATACTCTGTAAAGTTGATGTCACCCAACGGATGAGTCTGGCCAGAAAGAGCCGGCAGCAACTCGTCAGTTACCTTTTTTAGCGGAAAGAACCTCGCTTCGTCCCCCACAAGAGCACTGAAGGTATAACTGTTTGCACTCGCAGTCTGAGAGAGGGATATAAGCACCCATCCGGCACCATTGGCAAACCAGATGTAATTGTCATAGTTCTTAGGCTTGAAGATACTCTCACGGGCATGTTTCGGCGGGCGACCCCAACCGAAGTGTATGCCCTGCGTAAAGCCGAACATACGCTCCATGGCCGCCATCGTACTCGGTATGGTCTTGCCGAAGCCCTGTTGTCGCGACACAGCCACCCATGCGCCGAGCATACCAGGCATGGAGTTGCTTGCCATCCAGACGTAAGGAGCCACAAGTCCGTCGGTCTTACCCACACGGCGGGCAGCAATCACTCGCTCGTCCTTGGCTCCCATGTATAGCGACTGTTGCTGGAATTTAGTTAAGTATATGTTATGTGCTTGCTGCATGTTTTTGAGTTTTGAGTGTTGATTTTTGAGTTTTGAATTATGCGCTTTGCGCATTTTGAATTGTTCAGTTTTGAAATGATTAGCCGCGAATTCAAAATTCATAAATTCAAAATCGCAGGCTTTAGCCGAGAATAATTCAAAACTCAAAATTCCTAAATCCTAACTGCCGTAGGCTTGTGTCCTATGTGCCATTTGCTGCACGTCTTGCATCGATACACCGTCATGCCTTGCGCCCGTAGCTTCGGGTTCTGATTGAGATATTCCCACGCATCATCCTCGGTCTCGTAGGCCTCCTTCGCCTTCCACGAGCGTTGCTTGCGTGTGTAATGCTCAGGGTCCGGCTTGAACGGCGGCACCTTGTTAAAGTATTTGTGTTGGTTGTTACTCATGTCTTGTTTTTGTGTTGTTGTCGGTTGTTTTGTCAGAAGAGGGTAGGCTGTGCCAGCTCCAGTTTGATGCGCTTACAAGCCTTGTCGTAATACTCCTTGTTGAGCTCGAAGCCGATGAAGTTGCGCTTCTCGCGAATGGCTGCAATGGCAGTGGTGCCGCTGCCCATGCAGTTGTCTAATATGGTGTCGCCCTCGTTGGAGTAAGTGCGAATGAGGTACTGAATGAGAGCTACGGGCTTTTGTGTGGGATGAATCTTACCTTTCTGTGCGGCATTGCTATACTCCAAAATGTTTGAAGGATAGTAAATGTCATTTTTTACATCAATGTTTCCAAACTTACGATACACGCCATCCCCATTTCCCTCTCTATTATCATACGACTTTTTGTTTCTAAATAAACCTTTAGTCATTTGAGGATTGTAGATGCAATCGCCATAACTGAAAACAGATATATTTTCATACTGCTTGAGAGGTCTTTTTTTTGCGTTCAAAAAACCCACTTTCATTTTCTTGTCCCAAATCCAGTCATATTTCCAATTCTTAATATTTGAAACTCTCAGAAATGTGCTAAAAGGCTCATTGCCGAATAGAACAATTGGAGCGTTTCGCTTTATAATTCTTCTGTATTGCTCCCACAACTTGTCAAAAGGAATTACGCTATCCCAAGCGCAAGCAGTAGTACCATACGGCAAATCGCATATCACGCAATCCACACTCCCGTCCGGAATCCTTTTCATCCCTTTCAGGTAGTCTTCATTATATATCTTATTCAGTTCTATCATGCTTTGTTGTTTCGTAAATCTATCAGTTAAACCATTTCACAGTTGTCTCGCCTTTATATCCTTTCTCCCACACGAACCAGGCGTAAGCCGCTGCGCTGCTGCCGTACTTGTCGAAGTCGCCATTCATAGCGCATTTCAGTCGTGATGAACTTACCCAAACACGAATGGGGGGGGTAGAACGGAAGAGAGCGCGTCGGGCCTTGCCTTCGAGGAAAGTCAGTTTCAGGAACATCGCTACCTTCTTTCCTTCGGGAATGATGCTCAGAGCCTTCTCCACAAACTCCTGCGCATATCTGTAGGGTGGGTTGGTAACGATGTTTCCGTCCCACGCCAAATTATCAATAGCGAGGAAGTCGGCCACCTCGCCGTACCCTCTATCCACAAGGTCGCGGCTCGCCACATCATACCCTGCTGCCTTCAGCACCTCGCTCATGTGCCCCTCGCCACACGACGGCTCAAGAATCCTGCCCTCAAACCGCTCCAGCTTGCACAGCCATTCCGTCGCCTTCGGCTCAGTGGCATAGTAATCCTCCCGCTGCCGATCCGCATCCGTATGGTTGCTTGCGCCTAATGTCTTGAACACAGCAGCCGAGCCGCCCACCCAGTCTTTTCTTTTTATGCTGTTATTCATATTGTGTAGAGTTTGTGTTGTTTATAATGAAATTTACAGCTTTAGAAGAATTTTACAGGCTGACTTTTATCGATTAACTTGCGAGTTTTTTCAGCACAAGCGGCCACGCATTTTTCTACTGCTTCGGTGATGTCCAGGATTTGGCCCTTACGCATATTGTTGTATTTATCACAAGTGTCCTCTATTATTTTGTAGAGAGTCTGTTTCTGCAAAGCCTCCATATAGTCCACATATTCCTTGCACGTCTTGCGCCGTGGTCCCTTTACCCAATCAATGAAGTCCTTCTTCCAGTCCTTCCATGTCTTGATTTTTATTGTTATCATTGTCGCTTACATTTTGAATTGTCGTTTCAAGAAAGAATTACTCTTTATAAGTTCTATCATTTCCTTCTCTGAGTGTAAACCCTCCCAAAATACTTCAGTATGTGAATAACTTCTTTCATCATCAACAGAGAACGGCACGGCATAGTTGGTATATATAACGCCGTGATGTTTTATCAAGTGACGACCTGGATTCTTGTAGATGTTATTGATCCACGTCTCGTTGTCACATTCAGTCCATATTTTACATTCTTCGTGGGTAAGATTTTTGTCGATACCCATAGGATAGTGACCTGCCTTGCCGTTACCTTCTGTTCCGAAATAAATGATCTTTGCCATATCGTGATTGTTTTATGTTGTTTTATAATTCGCCAAAGTCCAGTTTCATCTGTTGGAATTTCTCGGTATACCATTGTTTGTATGCCTTGCCCGAAATCCACCAGTCGTAGATGTTCTCCGCTATTTCGTTTTCTTGCTCCTCTGTCAAGCGGTCAGAAGAGGAGCTGGACGAAAACCCTGGCGCTGTGAGATTCCATACACCTTGGTTTTGTATCCAGTGTCCCGGGTCTGGATGTTTGATGTAGCCGCCTGTGTCCTGAGCAATCCTCTGACGTTTCTGAGAGGTATCCAGTCCTTGCGGATGTTCCACCAGATATATTCTCTTTTGAATACCCCCCCCGTTTCGGATAGCCTTGATAGCCCTTATCCAGTTGCGCTTGATATGCGGATAGCGTTCATTCTCGATGTGCTTCTGCTTTGCAGACGACATAGGGCAGCCGATGCAGCCTATGCGATGCCAGCCCTCGTCGTAGAGCGAGCAATGAGGAACCTTCACCACATCATTAAGAAACTCCCATACGTCTTGCTCGGTCCAATAGATGATGGGCGAAATCAAAAGACTCTCTTTGCCGTGTATGCAACCTAACGTATGTTCTTTATCAGCGTTAGTGATATTCACGCCCTGCTCTTTAGATTTACGGCGAGCACGTTTTGCCCTCTGCTCCTGTCGGTATTCGTCCAACCCGTCAAGATTGCCACTAAACTTACGGTTGTTTATCTCTACTTCGTTTCGCTTGGCTCGGCGTGTGCTCTCTGCCTTGCGGATGCCGATTAGCGTCACCTTGCCAGCACCTGCCGTTTCCTTATATTCAGCACAACACCAACGCACACGCATAGTGGGCAGAATCTGCTTTTCTACGGCAATCTGAAAGATGGATTTGCCCGGCTTTATCAGTTCCACCTCGGGATAGTTCTTCTTTACGAAACGTATCACTTCGGGTGGATCAACGCTCGTAAGATTCATGTGGCCGCGAAATTTCACCCCAGCCAACTGAGCCATGTGAAAAAGAGCTTGAGAATCCTTTCCACCACTAAACGCCAGATAATATCCGTTCTCGGCATCATAGTTCAGAGCTATCTTCTCTGCTTTTTGCAGCAGCTCCACCGAGTGAAGCATCTTCTTTCGCAGTCCTTCCGAAGCTCGCTCCAATGCTTCGGCAAGCGTAATGTCTATATTCATGTCTATTCATAAAAATATTGTTGTTATTTATATTCCGTACTTCTTCAGATACCCCTCACACTTGAATCCCTTTCTTGGCATGAAGTCCTTGAAGTCGGTGGTGCAGAATATCATTCGCTTGTTGCACCATCGGGCCATATCCTTTTGCCATTCGGGGATGACGTGATTTGGATTTGTAGGGTTGCGGTATGGTTGTGCGTAGGCATACACGGCTCTGCCTTCATGGTTCTTGCGGAAGCGTTGCAGTCGCTCCCACCAGTAGTGTAGACGGTGGTAACATTCTCGGAAGTCGTTCTTTCCGCCTATCATGGTATAGAGAAAGTATTCGCCACGGAATCCTGCATCATTGATTAGCTTCATGGCTCGTTCACATTCCGCTATCTGTGCCGTGGTGTCGCAACCGAAGCGGATGCGAGAGTCTATCCATTTCACTTTGCCCAACAGTTCTGCATATTCGGTAGTGACAAGCCGTGCGTCCATCGCCTGATTGAAGTCGATATGATACCCCCCCCCGAATGATTTTTTCCAACTGTTCTTTTGCATAGTCGCCAGCTGCAAGGATGTTGTTATCCATTAGCACAACGTGCGTTCTGCCCCCGATGGCTATCTCTTCTATATCCATGTACGGACGGATGAACCCTTCCTTCTTTGGCACCACACACCAAAAACACTTGTTGGGACAGCCCTCGGTCAGTTTGCCGTAAGCATGGTTCTTTGGCACCCATGGGAACAACTCGTATAGCGGTTGTATTCGGTCTATCTCATCGGGTAGACGCTTATAGATGTCGTAGCCCGTTCCACCCTTCTCCAGTCGGTCGTAGGAGAACTGCCGAAAGTCGATGTCGGGCGAAAAGTTGAAAACCTTGCTGGCATACAGTATATCGTAATGATGCCTGTCGAAAAGGTCGGTAGGCTGTGCCCATTCCACTTCATCTCCCCGCATCGTGTGCCAACGGGCAATCTTGCCGAGAGCCACGTTAGGGTATATCGTAGTTCCCCATTTCTTTTTGCCGTGTCGCCCATCCACGTCTATGAGTCCTATTTTCATCTCTATTCCCTATATTTTCTGTTTATTCAGTATCACTCTTCACTTTCCCCTCTTCACTTTCACTTTCCATAAACTCGAAGTAGTCAGGTTCTTCCTCTCGCTTGTCGCTAAACATTTCTTCGTCTTCTATCTCTTGGAGGTCTTTTGTAGTAAGACCATACTTGCGGGCCATGCGCAGCTTCTCCTCCTCGGTGTAGTTGATGCGGTCGCGCTTCACGATGCTCACGTCCTGCGTGATGGCAATGCGACTCATGTCTGGCATTTCGTCTGTAGCGTCGCGCTCCTCGTCGAAGTCTTTGTAGATTTTGCCCAATGCTTCCATGCCTTTAGTCACGGCACGGTCGTTGTTCTGCTGCTTGCCCGTGCGGATGAGCCATTCTGCCGCACTGAGAAACATACCCTTATGGCGTGGACTCTCGTCGGTCTGGAAGAACCGTATCAGATGGTTGCACACCAGTACGTCGTTGTTGAGCTCCGTGACCGTGCGCGGACAGATGTTGCCATCGTCATCGAGCGTAATCTTCAGCGCAAGCACATACTCCTGCGCCTCTTTGTTGCCCTGTGCTGCCTGGTTGAAGAACAGCTCATAGTCGCGTCGGGCAATGTTGCGGCACACCGTTCGAGGGTCAATGTCCTTGTTTTGCACCCATCGTTTATAAAACTCCGAGCATATCTGCATACGGTAGCGTTGATCCAGCTTGGGGAACGCCGTCTGCATACTCGTGCCGTAAGAGAGCCACTTGTCGATGCGGGCCAATGTATTTTGCGTGATTCCTGACATAGTTTTGTGTTTTTATATAGTCAAAGTTACAATATTCCCCGTCCCCCGTGCGGACATCCTCAATATCCCGTACCCCACCATGTCCGCATTGCGTAGCATCTTATCAGTAACTTTGTTGTATAAAATTCAGGACAACAACAACACAAAACACAACACAAAAACATGAACAATCCATTCTACGTCTCGCGAGCCATTGCCGCAGTGCTCGGCTTGCTGTGGGTTCACATCGAACCCTCTATCAATTTTATCACCGTGTGCTTCTTCGCCCTCATCATCGACTGCTATACGGCGTGGAGGTGCAACCGTCGCATTTACCAAAGATACCGCGAGGAGATAAAGCGTAACCCGAAGTGTAAGATGGACGGCAAGTTGCGCTCCAAGAAAATGGCAAAAATGGTGTGGACCTTCTCGGCGCTCATAATGTGTATCTGCCTCGCCTCGTATCTCGACCGCAACATTCTTGGCTATATGAACACCCACCTCGCCAACCAGCTCACCGCCATGTACTGCCTGGTGCAGTTTGTCAGCATACTCGAAAATGAGAGCACATGCAACGGAGCGGCCTGGGCAAGAGTGCTTCAAAAGATTGTGGCTGACAAGACCGAGCGACACTTCAATGTGAAACTGAAAGAGCTGATGAAGGATAAGGAGGAGAATGAAGAGAAAAGTGAAGAGTGAAGAACGAAGAGTGAAGAATCCATGTGCTTTGCTAATGGCGAACATTCAATACTTGAAAAGAACATTCTATTTCTGTGAAATCTGTGAAATCTGTGAAATCTGTTGATAGAATAAAAATCCAAGTCACATGACAATAAGCAACATTCTTGAGCATTGGGCTTCCATCTACAAGCCCCTTTCTCACAACCCCGAAAGCGAACGCCTCGAAGACCAGAGTTTCTTCCGCATCCGCTACATCGACCTTGAGAACATCTTTTCCCGTAACGCCAACATCGTTCACTCACCGTGTATGCTATACAGCGTACTGACTACTGGCGAACTCGTTGACGCAAAGAAGGCATCTGTCTCTCACCAGGTGTGGTTTCTCGCCAAGGTGAAGGACACGCCGCAGACCCTCGGCCGTTACGACGGCAACAAGATAGAGCGCACGGCCAACGACCTCACCGACTACTGCAAGGACCTCATCGCCTGGCTTATCGAGGTGAAGCGCACAGGCCGCTGCCCCGTTACAAAGCGATCGTTTGCCGATGATGCCGTGGTGATGGCAGAGCTGCAAAGCATCGATACCAGCAGCATCTCCTTCGGCATGGTGGGCGACATCTATGCCGGACAATGGCTCGTTGTGGGCATGGACTGGAAGAGCCTGCAACCGCTCTACAACTTCGCGTGTGGTAGCAACGGTAAGTATATCGTGCCGAAAGAGGAAAACTCTGATGATAATAAAAAGTAAAACGTCATGCCAAAGCCAATACAAGCCCCAGCTTTTGATTTTAAAGACACCGCACGATGGTATCTTGGCGACGTGTTGCGTCAGCTCAAGATAAACACCGAGACGCAGTGCATCTTCCCAAAGGAGATTTACAGCGGCTTTCGGGCAGTAAACGATGCCCGTGGTGCACGCGGACAATGGCACGCCGAGGGAGTGGGCGTAAACTCTTTTCAAGGCAGAATAGTGAATGACACCCCCGAAGGCTGGACCTACGAGTTTACCTACAACGATTATATGCGCTTCGTAGATATGGGTGTAGGTCTCGGCACTAAGTACAACGATGTGGATAGCGCACGAAAGGCCAACTACTCTCGCCGCTATGTCCGTTCATGGAAACGTTATGGAGCGGGTCGATCACAGCGTCCTGCCATTTTGATGGAGCTTCGACACCTGCAATCGCGAATGCAAAACTATCTCGTTGACTTCTACGGATTCCAGGGCGAAGCACAGATAATTAAGGCTTTCGAGGATTCGGATATTCATATTACACTCTAACAACACAAAAACAACAATAACAATAACAATGGCAACACAAAGATTAGCGAAAGTAGTAATCACGGCCAATGCCTCTACAGCCAAGAAGGTATTGGAAGAGATTGACGCTCTTGTGCAGAGATATACTGCCGACATTCAGAAGATGACTGCCGCAGGTCAGGCTAATACGGCTGAGTGTAAGCAGGCTGAACGCACGCTAAAGGCTCTTTTGCAAGTGCAGCGCGATAATATCGAAGACACGAAACGACTGGGCGAGGTGGTGCAAGACCTCACCAATACTAAGCTCCGCGATCTTCGCCGTGCGCTCGGTTCGGGTAAGGCGGCTCTCGCTAAGCTTACCGGCTCGGATGCCGACCTGAAGAGGGCAGAGCAGATACGAAGCGAGATGAAGCAGGTGGGCGACCAAATGCGCCTTATCGAAGGGCAGTACGTCAAGATTGCCGACGGACTGAAGAATGTTAAGAACCAATCCGATCAGTGGCTCGATAAGGCCATTAAGCAACAGCGTGACCTTGTAGGTTCGCTGCAAAAGTCGGATGCGTCGTATCAGCAGAATCTTGCCACATTGAAGCAACTCGAAGCCGAGGAGGACAGGCGCAAGGGCAAAATGAGCAAGTTGGAGGCACTTCAGACTGTGAACAACAGTAATGCTTCAGCCTCTGATTTGCGCCGAGCAAAGGCTACACTTACTGAGGCTCGCGACAATACTCCTACAAAATATTCTGATAGTATCGGCGATTATAATCGTGAGCTTCAGGAGATAGAAAAGCGATTGGAGGCTGTATCGGGTAAGGCTCAGAAAGCATCCATGAGCTGGAAACAGATGAAGCAGGTATTGGCTGAACCTAACAAGGCTTCGGGCGAAGACATCAAGCGCACGATGGAAGTGATACAGCAGAAGATTCAGCAACTCCCTGCTGGCAGCAAGTATGTGGCCGACCTCCGTCGCCAATACTCCATGCTCGAACAGACCCTCAAGGGTACCCGTATGTCGCAGATGGCTCTTAACGACATTCTCACTCGTAGCAAGCAAGGCAAGGCCTCCCTTGACGAACTGCGCCGTGCATACAAGCAGCTTGAAGAGGAACTGAACCAAATCAATACCAAGAGCAAGGAGTTTGCCGACAAGCAGAAGTCGATGAAAGAACTGAAGAAGAACATCGACGAGGTGACGGGCGCGGCCAACAAGCAGGGTGGGGCATGGCATACAGCGATGAAGAACCTCACGGCATACGTCGGATTGTTTGCGATATTCAATCATGTAAAAGACCTCGTTGCGGGTGCCATCAAGAAAAACTTTGAGTATTCGGGTTCGTTGACTGACATCCGTAAAGTCAGCGGTCTAACGATGGAGCAGGTAAAACAACTCTCCACCGAACTGGCTAAAATCGACACCAGAACAAGCGTGGATGGACTGGCACAACTCGCGTATGAGGCATCTAAGCTCGGCGTAGGAAAGTACGGAGTGGAAGGTATGGCTCAATTTGTAAGAGCCGCCGATAAAATTAACGTAGCAATCGGCGAGGAAATGGGTGAAAAGGCCCTCCCATCATTGCTGAAGATGACGGAAGTGATGGGTCTTATCCCGAAGATGGGACTCGAGAAATCCATTGAAGCTGTAGGATCTTCTATGTTTAAGTTGGCTTCTACATCTACTGCCACGAGCAGTGACATTACTGAATTTGCGAAGAGATGCACGGGTGTGGCACGAACAGCCGGTATAACAACCGACCAGTTACTCGCCCTTGGTAGTGCGTTCAGTGCGCAGATGGCTTCGCCCGAAGTTGCAGCCACCGCTATGTCTAAGTTTATCGTGGCGTTGCAGAAGAATCATAACTTGATAGAAAAAGACCTTGCCATTCCTGCTGGAACCATTAACAGCATGTATCAGGCAGGTAACGCTATGGATGCTATTGTCCTCATTCTTGAGAAGATGAAGGAGAAGGGCAATATGAATGCTCTTGGTGAAATCTTCAAGGACGTAGGTGGCGACGGTCAACGACTCATTTCTTCTATGGTTACAATGGCTAAGAACGTGGACATGTTGAAAGACCATCTCTACGAGTCGCAGGAAGCTTTCGAGGAAGCCACCGCTGTAGGCAAGGAATACTCGATGCAACAGATGAGTGCAATAGGTATCCTCGAAAGAGCCAATAATCTTTGGGAGAAGGCATTTGTCAATCCTGATGGTGTGGATGCAGTGAAGGGAATGGCAGAATGGTGGTATGAGATGTCGAAGACCATGACAAGCAGCCCATTGTTGAAAGGAACGTTGCAGGTTGCTTTGCAGATGGTCCTTATTTCGCTAAAAGGTATCGCAACATTTCTTCCAGTGATTATCGGATATATGGCATCGCAAGGTGTATATTCTGGACTGAGACTTCTTTATCAATATGTAGCAGCACTCGGTATGGCTGGAAAGGCCATGTTCCAATATGTGAGAGCTCTCTTCACGGCTAACGCAGCGCAAAGCACGTTGAATAAGACAATGAAGCTGAATCCGTGGATAGCCCTTGCGAGCATCATTGTCGGTGTGGCAGGAGCTATATATGGATATGCACAACGTGCAAAGGAGGCAGCACAGGCCGAGAAGGAAGCACAGCGACAAGCTAACGCATGGCGCGAAACTCTTGGACAAGCTGCCGTGGAGACCAGTAATCTAAACAAAAAGCTTGCAAACTATAAGCGGATGATAAGCGAGGCAAACCTTTCGCAAAAGGAACGTCAGGGAATTATATCACGATTTAACAGGGATTTCCGCTCTTATATCACTAAACTTGGCATCGAGATTAAGAGCGTCAAGGATTTGCGAGACCATTATTCAGAACTGGCACAAGAGGCTCAAAGAGCTACTTATTACCGTATGCGTGAGCAAGCGAAACAACAAGCATTGCCTAAGTTGGATTCCAACAGAAATGCAGCTTCCAACGCATTGATGGCTTATGTCGAGAAGTTTGGGTTGACAAAACTTGGTGTCACATTCCAGGACATAGACCGATGGGTAACCGCAGGAATAGGTGGCGATGCTCTGTTTATGAAATTGGCGAAAATGGCTCCGAAGGAGAAGACGGGCTTGGTTGATGGGTTTAATTGGAAAATAGGCAAGCAAGGTTATATATATCGTGACACTTATGACAAAAACAGCAAGGCGGCTCCTTCTACAGACTTTCAGACTCAAAAAGATCTCGTCGATTTTCTTGCTGTTTCTCGTTGGTATGTCAATGCGACAAGAAGAAGATCGAATACGTTAATTAATATTGATAAGGCTTATAAAAACTGGGTGCCTGTAGGATATACGGATTATACCGAAGACGATCCAGGCACTCTCGGAAAAGACGCTCCGGATAAAGACGCAATCCGTCAGGAGGCTCGAGACAGGCGCGACCAAGAACGTGCTTGGCGTGAGAAACTGAAGCAGAAGCAAGATCAGGCGAAGGCTATCATGGATGACGTGGACAATTACTATGACCGTCAGATTAACGCAAAAATCGCTCAAGCTATATCTCTTAAGATGGACAAGACTGAGCAGGAGCAGTTCGTCCTTCCTCTAATACAAAACAAAGAAATAGCCCGTTCTCAGGTACGCCTTGCTGTGGCTGGCAAGGAAAACAAATGGGAAGACGCAAAGAAGATGATGGCTGCTGATATGGTTGAACAAGCGGATGAGACGGGTGTAAACCTTTCAAAAGATTTGTTGGACGGCATATTGAACAACAACATCGAAAATTTGCGCAAACTTATGGAGCAGTTGGGCAACAGCCTCGGTCTGTCTATGAACTCCATCACAGCGCAAATCTTCGCAAAAGCCACACGCAGCGAACAGGAACTTCTGAAGATGCAGCTCAAGCAGATGGAGGCTCGCCGTAAGATTGCTATGGAGCATGACTATACGGGTATTGTTCAGCAGAACTCGTATGACAACTTCAATGAAATGGGTTATGCCGCGCCTACAAAGGAGGAGACAACCATTACGAAGAAGATGGTTGGCGGTAAGGAGGTTCTCGACAACTCGGCTTTCGAGAAGCGTAAGAAGGTCATCAAAGAGATGTTTGAGGCAGCTCGCCGGAATATAGCCCAACTTTATACGATCGATGTTACTACTACGAAGGGTAGGGGAATGTTGATGAAAATGCTCTTTGGCGATGATCCCGACGGCATGGCTGCTCGTATCAAGACATCGTTGGGGGAGAGCGAAGATAGTTGGAAGGCTTTTTATCAGAACCTTATCCAGTATTCGGACAATTATGCGGAAGCCGAGAAAAAGAAGTATGACTCTGCAAAGAAAATAGTTGATTTTTGGTGGTCATCCAACAAGCGCAATCTTGCCCAGCAAGCAAAACTGCGCAAGATGGAGAACGAAAGCAAGATGTTTGGCAAGCGCACAAACTTTCTCTCTAATCTCGGTCTTGCCGATCTCACGGCCGACCCGGAGATAGAACTGATGAAGGCGCGTATGCAAGCTGCTGAAGATTATTACGCCTTTGTAGAACGTAACACGAAGAACAAGCAGCTTATCGACGAAGCCGAACGTGCCCGTCAGGAGGCGGAACTTGCCTATGCCAATCAGATGGCAACAGCTATGAAGTCGCGCCTCTCGCAGATGAAGGAACTTGTGCGGCCCATTGAGGATTTTGGCGCAGCCGTAGGCCAGGCTCTTGCTGAAATGCGCTATGATGCCGAGAGCGCAAACGACGCTATAAAGTCTGCCCTCAAGTCTATGCTTGAATCATGGGGAAAGATGGCTGTCAACGATGTCAACACTCAGATGTGGAAGGCTATCAATGATGCAGCGGCCAAACGGGGCAGAGCAAACGCCCAGCCCGACATCGACGCGGCGCGTGCCAATGCAAAAGCCAACTATACCGATTTCAATGGTATTGATTGGCGCAATTTCGGCACAGAGTCTAATCCTTTGTGGGTGCGATGGACAGGCGACCATTACGAGGATAAATCGGGCTATGTTGTTTCTACAAAGGAGGATGGCACGCCATTGTCAAATCCCGATGGTGGTGTCCCTCAAACCAACGAACCACCAAGAGCATGGCAGAAACGTCATCCTGACGGAACGATTGATGATTATAATAAGGAGGTAGCCGGTCTTGGAGGACAAATCGGATCTGCGGCCGTTGATGTTGCCACTGGTAATAGTGATATGGGCGAGGCGGCTGCCGACATTGCTATGGGTGGTGCAAATGCGCTTCTTAACGCTAATATCAAGGTTGGTAAGAAAGATGATAAGAATAAGAAGAATCGCAAAAAGGAACTTTCAGATGAAAAGAAACATCAAAAAGAGCTTGCCGAAATAAAGAAAAAAGGAGTCAAAGATCAGGAAAAGGCTGTGGAGAAGGGCCAGAAGAACATGACCCAGACAACAAAAGAGGGTAGCGAGGATCAGAAGCAGATAACAAAGATCGGGCAAGATGTCATGCTTGCAGGCACCGAGCAGGTGCTTGCAACGACTATAGCGGCTAAAAAGAAAACCGATGACGAGGCCGTGAAGAGCGAGGCGGATAGTACAGAGGCGCGTGTGAACCTCTCGCTTGCAGGTGCCGTTGCCAAGTGTTTCGACTTTCTGGGTCCTATCGCTGGCCCTATCGCGGCTGCTGTTGTCACGGCAACCTTAAATGGTTTGCTCCAGTGGGCTATCAGCTCTGCTTTCAGCAAGAAGAGCAGCTCAAACAAAAAATCAAACATGAAGGTAACGTCGGGTATGCTCACCTACGATTCCGGCAACGTGCAAGACCTCCGTCCGTTCGTCGGCAACGATGGTAGTCTCTATTGGGCAACCGAGGACAATAAGCCACACGACGGCGTAAACCTCCTTACACGTCCTACCGCCACCACCATCAACGGCCATCCGTCCCTGGTAGCCGAAAATGGTCCCGAGTTGGTAATCGGACGTGAGACAACCCAGGCAATGATGATGAACAATCCTCAGTTGTTGAAGGCTCTCGTCAATTACGACCGCAACTATTCAGGTCGTCGCGCCTACGACGCTGGCAATGTAGCCGAAACAAGCCCTACGGTAGCCGCAGGATCTTCTGTAAGCGACGAAATGGTGTCTTACCAAGCTAACACCAACGTAGCCCTCCTGCAAGCCGTAAACACGCTCCTGCAACGTCTGGAGCAGCCAATCGAAGCCAAGATTGATATGTATGGCCGTGGCAAGCTTTATGACAGCATGACAAAAGCAAATCAGTTTATGAAGAACAAATAGCCTGCCGCAAGCTGCCTTTGCTGCAATCCGCAAGTAGCAGAGCATTTCCCTTGCGCCACACTTTTCGCAAGCGGCAAAGCATTTATCTTGCGCTATCTTTCACAATTAGCAAAGCATATATCAGGTCGTCGCGCCGTCAGGCGAGGCGACCTTTTCCTTTAGCTTCACTCGCATCTTCTTCCGCTTTACTCACTTATTCAAGAATAAACTTCCGTCCCCAGAGTTTAAACCTACAAACATTTGTAACTCCTTAAAAATCACGGACATTACATATAATATATCCATCAAAAGTCCATAAATCTACCAAAAAACGCTACTACTATATATAAATTTTGCCAATTTTCTTTCTTTCCCATTTTCAAAACTCCCTAACCTTAATGATATAGTTAGTAGCATTAACGCCTATGGCGTAAATAATTGACATTTAGTAAGTTGTAAGGACAATAAAGGCAACTAAGATGCGAGAAAATTGCGTATAAAATGCCTTATTTCTACTATTCTTTATATATTATTTGTTCTTTGCGCTCGTATAGATATATAAAAAATTACCCCATTTTTAAACTTTAAATAGATAAATGGCAGAAAATCAGAAAGTTAAATTGCTTATTGAAAAATTCATTGGGGGGTCACGAGGTGGATTTTGGGTGGACAGCGGAAGCGTTTTTCAAAATTACGGACTTTTCATTTTTTGATGTTTTTCTAAAAAATGGACTCAAAACGGCAAGTTTGGACATTTGAAGGGAGAAATGTTCAAGATTAAACTTTAGGTTTGTACAGCTAAAACAATAGTAAAAATTATTGGTAAATAAAATAAAAGTTAAATACGATAGAAAAAGTTGGTAGTGTTAATTATAATTCTTATTTTTGCAACGGTAAAAATGACAATTATTAATATGTTCGACGAGATTTGCTCTGTATATGAAGATGCGACCGATGCCAAAGGTCGCTTCGTTGACCGCGAGACGGGCGAGTGCATCCAGCAGATGACTATCCGTGAGTTTTGCTTAACGGATCGTTGGAAACCGTATGTGCAGCGACTTCGTGCTATGCGCAAGGAGTTTGGTAGCAAAGCCAAGAAGATGCCTGAGTATATCAAGACTAAGAAGAAGTTACCTGGAGCCACTCTTAGCGGCTTGTTCGCCCTCTCTGAGGATGACAGCCTTACGCATCCGGGACAGCGGGTAATGGTGAGCCGCCGAGAAACACATCTGAAGCAACACACCGGCTGGCTCGCCATCGACATCGATCTTGCGGACAATACGCAAATGAGCAATTTTGAAAATGTGCGCACGATATGCCGTTTTCGTCCTGAGATAGCCTTGCTGATGCGGTCATGCTCCGGCAGCGGATATTTCGGCTTGGTAAAACTGGCTTATCCCGAACGGCACAAAGACCAGTTCAAGGCTCTGCTCAAAGACTATGCCGCTATCGGCATCACGCTCGACAAGGCTTGCAGTAACATTGGGCGTGTACGCTTCGCTTCATGGGACGATGCTGAGCATATATATATAAATGAAAATGTGGTGCCGTATAAGGGACTGGAAGGTGAGCAAACTCAGCTTGTCTCCTTGGCTTCACGCCAAGCGTATCGCTTGCACAATGCGAATGTAGAGTATAAAGCCGAAGGCAACTCTAACTTCTGGGAACAGCAGCGGGTGCAAGACAGACTGATTGAGGTTATTGTGCAGGAACTTGTGGGTAATCACAGGAACATTACCGAGAGTTATGACGACTGGGTGAAAGCGGGATGGGCATTGCGCTCACATCCGTATGGACTTGACCTATTCCACCAACTTTCAAGATGCAGCTCCAAATATAATGAAGCGCAGACAAACCTGAAATGGCAGCAGTTGGGAAGCAGTCAGACAGTGACATACAACTATCTAATCCATGCCTGTAAGGTGGAGTTGGGAGAGGAAACCTATCGTCAGATTTGTAGGCGGGTTTGGAGTGAGTTGAAGGAGTGAAAATGAAAAAAATCATTTATAAACACTTTTTTACAAGTGTTAAACTGAAAACTCAAAAAATGGCAAAAACACCCTGATTTTCGTAAAAAATGAGGCTTACGCGTATTCACTTCATGTTCACTTCATGTTTACTGATTCTTTACTGATTGGTCAAATGTTAAAATTTAAACAAAAAAACGAGATGAAACTGATAACAATTACTGGTCCGAGTGGTGCGGGCAAAGATACCGTGGCAAGGATGATGTCGGAGATGACCGACTGGCCTGTTATCTGTTCTTACACCACACGGCCGAGACGTTTTGGCGAGGTTGCCGGCGAGGATCATTATTTTGTAGATAAATGTGACGTGCCTCGCGAAAAGATGTTAGCTTATACCCAATATGGAGGCTATGAGTATTGGACTACGGTAGACCAAATAAAAGGCATAGCCATCTATGTGATAGACGAAGCAGGGCTGGTTGACTTGAAAAAACATCATCCCGAAATTACGGTCTATTCTATTTACGTCTTCAGTGCAGCAGCGGCACGTCTGACAAGAGGTGTTAAACTCGTACGGATATTGAGAGTCGAAGAACGTCTGAATTTGGCCGCAGATATTAGCTTCGATGATCGTATATACAATGACTTCTCTAAGGATCTAGAAGAGCTGCGCTTTGAGGTAGCAAGATGTGTTTGCTACATGCCGTTTGTCAAAGAACATCTCGATCCGTATGATTTAGAAACCCCGCATTTTACTGACTAAAGTTTAAATATATAAACAATGAAATTTACTGAACCATCTATAGAGTGGTGGCAGCAGACCACTCTTGCGCAACATATAGCAAGGGTGGGCAGAATATGCTACAAGGCTAAGGGCAAGCAGCCCGAAGAAGGAATGACCGAAGATGAAGTGGAAGCGTTCATTCAGAAGCGCGACGAGGAACGCTGCAAGGGCTTCTGGGACAGCGGACATCGCTCGATGTATCGCCACGGCACCGTCTACTTTTTCATGCCCAACGAAAAGGGCCTTCCCAACTATATCTGGGCGTATCTGAATGCTTCGCCTTACATAGACTATGCTACGAAGAATCATAAGGTGTGGATCAGCACTAATATGCAGTTCATGCTTGAGAACATGAACCTGATGAACGCGCTTAGCTCGTATGGTGTCAGCGAAGACGAGTTTATAGAGAAGGCGCAGAAGTATGAGTGTGAAGAAGCATTCTCCATTATCCGTATGACGATGGTAGTGACCACACAGATAAGCACATCGCGCGAGCTTAACCGCACGTCGCCAAACAGCATAGCCGAGCAGAGCACACGCTACTGCAATCTGGAGAAGAAGGGAGGTGTACAGATAGCACGTCCGCATTGGTACATTAACGGCACTCGTTGGCAGCGCATGGTCTACAGTTTTGTATGCCGAGTGTGTGAATGGGGCTATAACCGACTGCTGAAGGCAGGATTGAACCCAGAAGATGCCCGTGGCGTTCTGCCTCTTGATACCTACACGGTGGTGGCATACACTTACACCATTGCCGACTGGAAGAACATCATAGACCTTCGCTATCATGGCACAACCGGTAAACCGCATCCTAACGCATATCTGGTGGCAGAACTGATATGCAACAAGATACTGGAGCGTATGCGTGTATATTTACCCGATTTTGAAATATAACGAACATAAAAAACATTATGCAGCAATTAACATTAAATGAATATCAGGAGAAGGCAATGACCACCTGTTTGCCTACATGCAACAACATTGCCTATATGTCAATGAACCTGTGCGGCGAAGTGGGTGAACTTCTCTCTAAGCTTGCAAAAGCCATCCGCAAAGGCAAGCTGTTTATCGGCACAAGCGACCGAGACGAGAACGGCGAACGCATCATGACACAGACCCTTCATGGCGTGACCGAGCAGGAAATGAACGACATAAAGAAAGAATGTGGCGATGTTATGTGGCAGATGGCCGGACTTTGTTCTGTGCTTGGTTTCAGTCTTGAAGATGTGTGCCGTCAGAACCTTGAAAAATTGCAATCGCGCCAGCAGCGCGGTTTGATTGACGGCGATGGAGACAACCGTTAATTTTGAGACAATAACACTTCTTATGATAAATAGAGTAGTTTATGGCCAAATCAAATCCCTTAATATCGCGTGAAGAGCTTGTGCGCCAACAGCCCACCATCTACACATTCAATTTCAAGGATGTTCCCGTAGAGAAATATGCCGAGATGCTGGACGTGCTGTTCCATGCTCCCGCCTTCTGCGAGATTGTTGACAAGCGCAACAGGTTTGTCATGTCGGCAGACCGTTTGCGTCCGGGCTCGAGCGAAATGATAAATCTCGTGAAGATCATCCAACAGAGTGACCGCAAGTTGGCGGATGCTGTTTTCTCTTCACTCGTTCAGACAAATCTGCGGTCTAACGTTTCCTATGATTTTCTGTCTTTCTCAACCTTGTTGCGCTATTATGTAAACTATCAAAAGGACGGCATCAAGGAACGTGTTGACCGTTTGGCCTGCAACCTTGACAAGGTGACGTTCCTTGCTGATCTGCTTGAGTCGATTGTTACTGACATCAAAGCAGATATGAACGTCTTGTTTGACGGCAAAATGGAGTTTAACCAGTTTGATGCCGTCGCCAAGGTGCTTGAGCAGCTTCGCGGCTTCTTCAACTCGGCCCGATCCAAAAACGAGACTTCACCCGAAGCGCAGCTCTATTTTGAATATTCCGACTCCATAAACGATTATGTCGGCAAGCGTCTGAAAACCTACACGGCAAAATATCGTAAGATGCACCCTGCTGTCACAACACATACGGAGGCAGACCTCATAGAGGCTTTAAAGATCTTTTTTGGAGACAACAAAGCCTTTTCTCTTGAAGCAGCACACCTCTCAGGCTTTATAGGCCATACCGAAGCAGGTGGCGCGTTTATCGATGCAGCCAAACTTTATGTTGTGCTTGACGGTGTTCAGCGCGAGAAGATGGAGACTGTCATGGCAAAGAAGAAACTGACACTGAAAAAGGACAACGAAACAGCATACTGTCTGACCCTAACCGACACGCTTCTTGCCGTGTACAGACAATCCCGTAAAAAATTTAAAAAAGAATAGCTATGCCAAACATTTATCTTCGCATGCCTGCTGTCCGATGCCAGTTTTTCCGTCATCGCGATCCGAAGCACACGCTTGCTCCTGACGAGCCGTTGATATTCAACGCCTATACGCCTGAATATCGCATTATGTGGAGCTATCTATCCAATAGCGAATCACTCAGAAACACTATAAACATGCAGTGTTTTTCATATCATCAATGGCATAACATGATGACGGGTAAGTCTCCTCTCGACGGTAAGCCTGTTTTTCATCGCAACTCGGCAGAATATCTTACCTTTGAGGAGGTACAACGGTTGAACGGCATCCGCGATTACAACAAGAGTGATAGCGTTGACTATTTATGTGTAAAACTGCCCTCGGAAATTGAGTTTGTTGATGTCGTAAAACAGGTAACTCCGTCATGGAATTTACTTCCCCGTGGAGTTATAGAGCTAATGATATGTCTGAATAACGACTTTAAACGCTGCGTTGTAGAATGGGCCTTGGCCACGTTTGACTTTTGCACGTCTAACAACACGGTGCTGTGCCGAAAGCACGCGAGCATGCTCGAGCGTTTTCTTATGCGCTACGGCATGGATCCGTCTCAATCGGAAAAAGACAACTTGAGACGCATCATAGAAAGATGGTTTGCAGCAGACAACAACAATTTTAAGTCTTACTCATGCGCCGACATGCAGTTTGTTGACAGCAAGGAGAAGGCTTTTTCTTTCGAGAGAATAAAATGGGAGTGACTGTTACTAACTGTTAACGTCCTGTATAATATATGTTAAAAAACGGACTTTTATAAAAGCAAAAATGGTTGAAGCGGAAAAATGTTTAGAAACTTTCCTCGACGGGGTGTCAGACTTGTATCTTTACACCCCTAAAGAGACGGTGTTGCCCATACCTTTTAATGTGGGACAGCTGACCGAGATGAACAAATGTCAGTTGCCTAAAACCCCAGCTCTTCATATTTCTACAATAGAGAATGAGGACATTGTGGCGAGCAGCTTTACGGCAAAATCGTCAAGTTCAAAGGCAACGTTGGGACTCTTATATACCTATGATATAAGCGTTAATGTCGAAAAAGGGTATAAAAAAGTGCCCGATATAGTGAAAAATGTGGCACATGCCGACTTTTATGTCGTCTTGCGCCGATATGACGGATCGCTTCTGCTGTGCTACACCATGCCCGGCACGTTTTCAAGCAACAGCGTATCTTCGTGCTCGCAGACAGCAACCGAAGCGACAATTTCCATAAAAGCACAGGCTCTGTCTGATTTTATAAAAATGGACTTACTCTAATCAAATAGAAAAGACTTTGTTAATAGTAGTTTTTTGAACAAATTTTCATTTTTCAGCCGTTGTCCGTGAGGATAGCGGCTTTTTCTTTGTCCTAATGTTAAAAACCACGGTCTTTAATTTTGCACATGGATAACACAGCGGGGTGGAGCAGCTGGCAGCTCACTTGGCTTATAACCAAGAGATCGAGGGTTCGAGTCCCTTCTCCGCAACATTTAGCAACCAGGTAAAGAGGTTGTATTCAGGATAACAACACAAAAACTATTCAGATGATAACTACACTTCTTGAACTCTCCACTACTAAATACTGGATGATGCACCCGCCGATGCTCAATGCCTTGCGCATTGGCATACAGGAGAACATCGCCGGTCGCATTGCCCTTACAGCGGAGCAGACCGTTAAGCGCATGGCATACGCTATTGGTATGACAGCCAATGGCGAGAAGTTGCAATTCTCCATGTCTTCAAACGACGATGAAGGCAATGGACGCGAACCGAGCGAAGAAACCAACAAGTTTGTAGCCGTGCTGCCCGTCTGCGGTCCGATTACCCGTAACGGTGATGCTTGCTCTTACGGATCAATCGACTTTCGCGACATGATGATACAGACTTCCGACCATGAGGAGTGTAAGGGTATCGTCGTTTACATCAATTCCGGCGGCGGTTCTGGGAACGCTATTCCTGATTACAAGTACGCTATTGACTATGCTCACAAGCAGGGCAAGAAGGTTGTTGCTCTCGTTGACGGCGACTGCTATTCGGCTGCAATGTATCTTGCTGTTCTTTGCGACGAGATTTATTATGTGAACGTAAAGGACGGTTTTGGATCAATCGGCGTTTATGGAGGTTTCTACACCATGAAGTCGGGCGAGAAGAACGTCTATACAAACGAGACTTGGAATGAGGTGTATGCTACACAAAGTTACAACAAAAACGAGTGGTATCGCAAGGCGACCGACGGAGACTATTCTCTTCTGCAATCCTATCTTGACTCTCTTTGCGAGGAGTTTATGTCGGATGTAAAAGCGGCTCGCCCCAATGTTACTGACGAGCATCTTCATGGAGCAACATTCGACGCGAAGGAAGTGGAAGGCATACTCAATGACGGACAGTCTACCCTCTCTGAGATTGTAAATCGTTTCCTTGCGGATGCAAACTCGAATTCAAAAGCTGATGCCACAGCAACCAACACAAATACTAATATAAATATGGAGAAATATCCTCTTATTTGCAAGGCTTGTGGATTGCAGGCTGGCGAGATTGCCGTTACGGAAGAGGGCGCGTATATGAACGCCTTGCTTCTTGATAATCTCGAAGTCCACATGAAGGAAGCCGAGCAGAAGGTGACTGATGCCGAGCAGAAAGCCACCACAGCGGAGAACGCTCTCGCAGAATTGCAGGGCAAGTTTGATGAACTCTCCGCCAATGTAAACGCAGCCAACGAAGCAAAGGAAGTCGCGGAGACCGCACTCGCCCAGGCTAACGAGGCTCACAGTAAAGAACTAAGCGACTTTAACGCACAGCACACCGAGGCTCTTGCCAAGAAGGACGACGAGCTGAAAGCTCTCACCGAGGCAAAGGACAAAAAGATTGCCGACCTCACAGCTGCTAAGACTGAGACCGAGGCAAACCTTCAGACCGCAAAGGACGCACTCGCCACAGCCGAGCAGTCGCTTGCCGACAAACAGGCTCAGATTGACGAGCTGACCCACGATGCTGGCACAGAGCAGAACGCTGGCGAGGCTCCTGAGAACAATGGCGAGGGAGTGAAGGCGCAGACATTGCGCTCGTTCGACCCAAGCAAGTACAAGACTAACGTCGAGCGCAGAGAAGCCTTTGAACGCTTCAAGCGTGGTGAGGAATAGTATTTCCCTACCTCAGCCCTCAACCAACACAAAAACAGACAACACAACAACAACACAAAAACACAAACAATTATGGCAACACTTCCCAACAACTTTATCGGTAAGGATGCGCTTCAGCATGTAGCCGAGCAGGTTTCTAAGGAAATCCTTATGGGTATTGGTTATACCGATCCCGCAGAGACCGACCGTCTTGGTATTGACATTATCAGCGGTATGCAGTTTAAGCGTACCTTCCACATTCTTCTCCGCAAGGGTGGTACAACCCGTCGTAAAGACGTTCACTCAGTAGTAAACAGTCAGGCGGGCTTTTTGACTGAGCGTACGCTTGTCGCCCGTCTTGCTTGGGATCACTTTACCGATTCTATTGACGCATATTGTGAAACAGTATTCGGTACGGACGCTCAGGGTCAGTACCCGATGTCAACAGCAGCGGTAGAAGCAATCCTTCGCAATTACGCCGATAACCTTGCCGCTAACTTCTGGTTTGGCGACATCTCGCTCGACGATGGCAAGGAAAATGTTCCTGCCCACAACCAGGCATTGGCTCTCTATGACGGTATTCACACCTGCATCAAGCATGACATCGAGGCTGGCATTATCTCTGAGGCTAACGGCAACCTCATTCCTTGCGAGGCTATCGACGCTCCTGCTGACAACAACGACTCTACACCTTACGACAACTTCTACAACTGGTATCTGAAGTGGGACGCTCGTTTGCGCAAGCAGAAGACCCTTGTCTATATGAATGAAATCACTGCTCATAACATCGCAGCCGGCTATGCTAACAAGTATCACGGCAACTACAAGGTTGATTATGACGCAGGTGGCAACTTCGTTTTGCCTGGCATGTCAAAGGTTACAATCTGTCCTGTTTCTGACTTTGGTGTAGGCGACCGTATGTACGCCACTATACCGAAGAACCTTGTTTACGGTGTAGATACACTTAGTAACGAGACTTATGTGGGCGTTAAGGTCGGCACGGACATAGATTTGCGCCAAATCCAACTCCAGATTCAGTCAATACAGGGAGCCGGCCTGAGGGTGCCCTACGCACACTCGTTTGTAATGTCGGATGGTAATCTCGCTAATCCTGACTTTGTAGCTGGTGATTACACCAACTCTAACCTCGTTGTTACTCTCGCTAAGGCCAACGCTCAGGACGCGGGCAACATCGACGGAACAGTGAAGGTGAATGGCGCTCCCTACAAGGATCCTATCGAGACTTCTGTAAATCAGGTTATCTCGCTTGAGGCAGCTGACGGCACCAACTACAAGTTTGTAAACTGGAGCAATGGTTCGACCGAGAAGAAGATCCAGATCACTGCCACTGGCATGAGCATGGGCTTGATAGCCTTCTTCAAGAAGAACGGCTAATCCTTAACGGAGTTTCTTTCACTCTATATTTTCAAGGGCGATGGTCGTGGCTGACCTGACGGAATATGCTAACCCGTCGCCCTTCTTTTTAATCAACACAACAACACAAAAACTTATAAGAATATGGCAGTAACAGCAACATGTCCTGAGATCAAGAATGTTTTCGCCGCTGACGAATGCTTAGAGAATTTGGGTGGCCTTGGCGTTAATGTGTATGTTTTTGACAAGGGCGACCTCAAAGTTCCTTTGAAGGCAGAAAAAAACATTTATCCTGCGCTGACCACCGAGTCGTTCAACACAGGTAAGGGTCTTTACAAATTTGAGTGCAAAGAGGGCAGTCAGGGACATACTTTTGAGAGCCTTGGCCGTAGAAAAGGCTTCAAACAGCAGCTTGACTATGTGCTTGAGAGTGTAAACGCCGATTCGGCAGAGGTAACTCGTGCTCTGAACAACCGCGACCTTGGCTATATCATCCAGGATGGCGCGAAGAGCATCATCGTGTACGACGCTCAGCACAAGTTTGAGTATGCTTCTGGTGGCATCAAGGGCGACACTGGTAAGAAAGCTGAGGACGACCGTCAGGTTGAACTTAGCGGTTCTCTCCAGCCTACAGCCTACGGACGCTATGAGATTGCAGAGCCTGAGACCGGTGGTTGGGACTCGCTCCTTGCCTCAAAAAAAGAGTAAGCGATATTGAGCAGCAGAGCGAAAGCAATATCGCAAAAGAAGCGCTCGACGATGCCGATCCTTCTTTCTTCGGCACAAGTGACGAAAAAGACGGAACGACGGCAAAGAAGAGCGTAAAATGATCGCTCACGGTTAAAAAATCTTCAAAGTCATATTTCTCCGCATTTGTCAATCTTTAACATAAAGACGGGCAGATGCGGTTTTTTATTTGTACGGATGCGGAAATTTTCCGTTTATTTCCGCATCTGTGTAAACCGTATTTTTTATTCTTTCCCTATAAGCTATTTTTACTATTTATTTTAGAATTAGCATTTTTAATAACAAAATGCAACATAATAATATTTTTTGCGCTAATTTTGCAATTAGAAAAGCTTTTTTGACTACATTATTGTAAATGTAGAATAACTAAAAATATAGAGTTTATGGAACTAAGACATTTACGCTCCTTTGTTTATGTCGCCGAAACAAAGTCGTTTAGTACGGCTGCCACACGTTGTTGCGTCACCCAGTCGGCGGTAAGCCAGCACATTCGTGCCCTGGAGGACGAGTTGGGCTGCAAATTGCTTATTCGCACATCGCATGGCATTATGCTCACCGAAAGCGGTGAAGCCCTGTTGCCTCGTGCCAAAGAGATACTGAAGCAGACCCAGGACTGCAAAGAGCAAATCAATGCCCTCAACAACTGCATGACCGGCGAATTGCGCATTGGTGTAGGCTCGTTTATTTCTCCGTATATTCGTATGGCAGCATTGATATTCATGGAGAGATACCCTAACGTGCGTATCAATGCTGACTTCACCAAAGCATACCTTCTCAACCAGTCGCTAAGGGCGCACATGTTAGATCTTGCTTTCACAATGAATATGGCATACCGTCACGAAGGAATAGAGTCAAGACCCTGCATACCTTTTAACGTGTATGCTATTATGCGCGACACCCATCCGCTTGCCTCACTCTCAAAGGTGTCGTATGAGGACATTCTGAAGCACCCCATCATCATGCCCGACGTAGGCGAACGTGCCATTGAGACTTTTCATCAATACATACAGCGCGACCTATATAAGCTCAACATCAAGTGCATCATCAGCGACCCTGACGAAGCTCTTGCTTCGGTGGAAGAAACCAAGTACGTCACCTTTATGCCTAAGCTCTACCTGCGCAACCACCCTACCCTTGTGGCACGTCCAATCGTAGGACTCGAACAGCAGTTGATGAGCAACGCCCACTGTATGCAGGACGTTCCCAAGAAGCGTGCCGCACAACTATTTCTTGACATCATTCGCGAAGAAGTGGTGCCATACATTTCTGTAGCCGAAGATTCACAAGGAAAGTTCAAACCGCCACCCCGATAGTCATTAGAAAATCTTATACCGAACCGAGCCTCACGTTAGCAGCGTGAGGCTTTTTTATTTAAGTATTAGTCGAAATTATACGTTATATCACCTCAAGAACACTTAATAAGAAACACTTCGCTCCCACCACTTTCTCCCATACCTTTGCAATAAGTTCAATAATGAACGAAACCAAACACAAACAACTATGCAGATTAAAACTAATGACGGCAACTATGATGTTGCCAGCAAAGGCCTTGGCAACACAGCCTTGGGTCTCGGCATCGCAGGATTGGCCACCAGCTTGCTTGGAGGTGGCGTGTCGCTCATGGGAATGGGAAGGAACAACGGTATGACCGCCAATCCGTCCGACCCTGACGCGCGTTTCGTAACTAAGAGTGAGACTAACCTCATCCAGGAGAACAGCACTCTGAAGACCGAGCTCGCCATTCAGAAGAGCGAGAACTACACCGACAAGAAGCTTATTGAAGTGACACAGTATCTCGACACGAAGTTGCGCCGTGTGGAAGACAAGGTAGACGCAAACAAGGATGCGCAGCAAGCCGTCAACGCACAGCAGATGGCTTACAATGCGGCTGCTAACGCCAGCATCGACGTGCTCAAGTCGCAGGTAGCCTCATTGTTGAGCGTAACCAAACGGTTCATTCCTTCCACCAACGTATGCCAGACCGGTTGCGGTTGCGGATGCAATCAGTAGGAGAATGACGTAATCCAGTTATATATATGGAATACAAAAACTCACAAATCTTGGCGGCAGTCGTGTCCGAATGGGCACGACCCGCCATTTCACAGATAGCCGCAGGCAACCTCATGCGCCTACCCATGCTTCAGTCTCTGCAAGCCACCATCAGCTCGTTAGGCATTGTCAGTGGCAACTATGCCCTACAGAAGGACATCGAACCACTCATTCAACCCATCGTCAACTCGCTCGTCGCCCCTATGCTTGCCCGATATTTCGGTCAGATACCCGAAGAGAGCATACCGCAGATGGCACACGACATCGTGGAGAAGATGCGCGGTAACGGACCGCTGTCTGTGCTCGAAGGTATGGTGACGTTTGAGGAAGAAGACCTCAACGAGCTTGCCGATCTTCTTGACAAGAACCTACCGGTAGGGCAGACGCAAGGCTATCATGTAAAACATTAAACAGAGTAACAACACCAGCGGCGGCAAGCATCGTCGCTATAATAAAACATAAACGATTATGAACAAACGTACTATTCCGGCTATCATCATAGCCACACTTGCGGCAGGTGCAACCGCAGCCGCACCATATTATGATGTCAACATCACACAGCAGCTCTGCACACCGGCTTGTGTAGACGAGACTCCCGTGTTCGCTCCGAAGTTCTCCGTCAAGAGCATTGCCAACGTAGGCACCTCACAGTATATCATCGTCATTCACGTTGAGGGCGTGATTAACTACATCCCTTGCAACTGCGGCTCGTGCTACACACGCTCACAAGTGGTGTCGCAAGACTTCACCATTCCTGTGTTCAGCGCCACCGCCATCAATTCGGCAACAATAGCAGTTGGCACCGTCCAGAACGGCATAGCACGCATGTCGTGCTGCAACTGCTCCAAGACTTTCGTTTCCGACAGCCCAGTAACGCTCACCCTTGTAACTACATAAAGCCATGATAGTTCTGATAGCTATAGCCACCATGATAGCCGCCACGCTCGCCCAACACCTCGGACTGGCCGAAGCCATTGCCCATGTTGTTGACAAGGTGGCATCATGCCCTCAGTGTTTCACTTTTTGGGTTACAATGTCGGCGTTGCTCTACCTCGGCTACGATGTCTACACATCGACGCTGGCGGCTATTGTGGGGGCATATCTGTCAAACTGGTTTGTGTTGCTGTTGCTTATCCTTCAACGTAAATTCACAAAGCTATATGAAAAAGAAAGACACACCACCGACCGCCTCGACCACTGAGGCAAAGGCAGAAAGCAAGCCTGAGGCGCAGACATTCTTTCCTATATTGCATGTCTCTGTGCAAAAAAGCCTGATTGTCCCACATTTTCGGGGCATTTGCCCCACATGTTAAACATATAAAACTCAAACAAAATGAATTACAAACAGATGATTGAACAGGCTCGTGCCAATGGTATGGCTACCGAGAAGAAGATGTGGGCAGCGGTAGAAACTCTCTCTACCGACCTCCTTGCGCTTGAGCAGACCGACCCTAAGCTCTACTGGCACATATTGCGCCGTCAGCACGCCGTTCTCTACGGACGGCACTATTCTGAGAAGATGGCTAACCATGATGTGAACGCTCTTGTCTATAGCGGCATGTACGACGAGGAGGGTATGCCAACCGGCGGCGGCGCACATTGGACACGTCTCAAGGTAGACGAGCTGACTAAGGGCATGAAGTTTCACGCCAACGTCAACACATGGGACAAATATGTTGCCTTCAACTCTATGTATGCCGACCTTTGCGCTTGCATGAACGAAGAGGAGATAATCAAGGCTGCCTATGCCTTCTATTTTTGTGATGACGACTGGCAGCCCTGCGAAGACGACTGCACTAAGGTATGGGACTATAACGCCCTACACGCCACGCTCTAAATTTTGAATTTTACATTTGTTTTAAGCCAACGGGAACTCGAAATTAGCAGAAAACTTGTACTATCATTCTGTTTCTTTTGTGTTTTCTGTTGGCTTATATTTTTTTTGTGCAATTAGCGAAATTCGTTGTTCCTCCCCTTCGTTGTCCGCTTTCGATGTCCGCCCCACCAAATTAAAAACGCCTAACTTTGCCTATGAAAGAAACCCGAAAATTATGTTACAACAGAAAATCAACCTTACGCTGCCTCGCTCATGGAACGAGTGTAACACCGAGCAGTTGGAGCTCATCTCCCGTATAATGCTTGAACAGATACAGCGAGCCGACCGTTATCATCCCTTCGACATGCGCAATGTCAAGATAGCGTGCTTCTTCGTTATGTCGGGCATAGAGATAGTGGAAGGCATAGACGAGTCGAAGCCTCTCGAAGAGCAACACTACACTTGCCGACTCTCCACCCCGAGCCGTCGCAACCGTTTCTTCCGTCGCAAGCAGGAGGAAGAAACCTTCCCTCTCTACCTATGGCAGCTCAACTACTGGCTAACGCCAAAGCCGAAGACCAATGACCGTAACTCGGCTGAGTGTCTTGCCTCCGGTGCCGGACTGCTCGACTGGCTCGACAACGAGCGTGGTGCTCACCTCACTCGCTTTCCCTACCCCACCATTCGCCTTCGCAACAAGCGTGGTCTGCTACGTCGCAAGATCGAGTTTGAGGGTCCGGCGCAGGACATGGACGGCTTCTCATGGCAGCAATATCGCTTTGCCTCCGACCTCATGGGACAATACACCTCGCTCGCCAACAACCTTGTCAAGATGAAGCAGATGGGCAAATTCACGGCCGAGCAGATAGCGCAGCAAGCCGACAGCGTAGATCAGGCACGCTCTATGTTCCTCGCCACCATCTTCAACCGCCGCATCGACTTCATCGACACCAACACCAACCTGAAGGTACACGATTTTCATTACGACACCCGCCAGTTCGACACCCAAGCTCCACTCTTCCGTCGCTTCCCCGACCACCAATGGCAACCAATCCTATTCTGGTGGACCGGCATGATGAACACCCTCTCACGGCGTTATCCTCATGTATTCAAGGTGCAGAAGCTCGACCGCACACAGCGGCCCTCCACCCCACTTGAGATATACACCGCCACCATCGCCACCATGCAGAAATACGCCTCGCTCACCGAAGACCAGGTGAACAACCAGTCGTACTCGCTTGTACTGGAGCATCTGGAGCGACTCTCGAAGGAGAATGAGGAGATGGAGAAGATTAGGAAGGCGAAGTGAAAAGGGAAAAGCGAAAAGTGAAAAATTCAATGGCTTATTAACGAAAATATAGAGTATGCAAAAGATTATGTTCAACGACAAGTACGGTCTAACACAGGCCGTACTTGAAGGCAGAAAGACTCAGACAAGAAGAATAGCCTATACCGCAGGAAGATCGAGGGATATTACAGTTAGGCAGGCTTTTGAAGAAGTAAATAAAGGCAAGGCATGTCTGTTTGACGAAGGAAAACCTCTCGCTCAATCCGCTTACAAACTCGGCGAAATTATAGCCATCGCTCAGAAATATGTAGATCTGATAACGAACGATGTATTTTTCCGCCTTTGTGGCAAAATCGGAATGCCTTTGGGGTACATCGGACTTGAGAAAGGATGCTTCAATAAGAAGTTTGTCCGTGCGGATCTTATGCCACATCATATTCGCATTACCAACATCAGCGTAGAACGTCTGCAAGACATTAGCAATGGAGGCTGCCTGAAAGAAGGCATTTGGCGTGACGACAACGTAGGGCTTGAAGGTCCGACTTATTGGTATCACGGTCTTGCTAACTCTTCGTTTCGCACTCCGCAGGAGGCCTACGCCTCCCTTATTGACCGTATTTCCGGCAAAGGCACTTGGGGGAGCAATCCTTATGTATTTGTTTATGATTTTGAACTAATAGATTAGATTATGTATATCATGGAGAGCCGAGAGGAATTAGAAAGAAACAAAAGATAATAAATCAACAGTAAATTATGAAGCGACGCATACTGAAGAAATTCGTTAAAGCCTACCGTCCTTACGGTCTCAGTCGCGATGGTGTTCTTCTCGGCATGAAGGAGGAAGGGAATTGCAAGCATTGGCACCGCGGCTCTCTCGTTAGATGGTGGACACATCATAGGCATAAGCAACGGAAGTTCTTAAGAACACACCCCGGCTTTGAGCTTCTAATTTGAATCAAAACAAAACGAAAATATAGAGAATTATGGGAAGATATGCAACAAGGGCGACATTAAGGTATTATTGCGCCCAAGCCGGCATCACGCTCTACTCTCATCGGCTCGATGGTGTCTCCTATCAGTATTGTGCCGGAGGATATGTCGTGAATGGCTATTTAGGACGTAGCAAGTCATGGTCTGATTTGAAATATTGTATGCAGCAAAAACTTATCTTTTTGCTAAAGTATGGCTCTGATGACAATCCTACAAAATACAACGATGGAACAGTCATAGAGTGGCACAAAGAGCCGCACGCAATCCTGCCGTTAGCCAAACCTCTTATCGACAACAACGGCATGAAGGTATGCACACTTTGGCCACCTGAATGTGACGAGGAATTGCAGGATTACTACAATATTCTAAAATCATAGCAAGCGATAATGTATTAACGAAAATATAGAGTATGAAGAACGTAAAGATTTTTGCCAAGACCATCGAGGCGGAAGCCCAGAAGCAAGTAAGGCAGATGGCAGAGAGCGAGGCATACCGCGACTGCAAGATTCGCATTATGCCTGACTGCCATGCCGGCAAGGGATGCACCGTAGGCACTGTGATTGAAACCCGTGGCAAGGTCGTGCCTAATACCGTAGGCGTGGATATAGGCTGTGGTATGTTGGTATTCAAGTTCGCCGAGAAGGATATAAACCTTTCGCTTCTCGACCGAATCATCAACGAGTCGGTGCCGAGTGGATTTGACGTTCACGAAAAGTCCAAGCTAAAAGTTTTGAATCCGCTTACGTCACATCTTTTGCTCGATTTATACGAAAGGACACAAGGCTGCTTCGACCCCGACTATATCGGACGCTCGCTTGGCACCCTCGGTGGCGGCAATCACTTCATCGAGCTTGACGAGGACGAGCAGGGTTATAAGTATCTTGTGATACATTCGGGCAGTCGCAATCTCGGAGTTAAGGTGTGCAACTATTTCCAACACTTAGCCAAGAAGAATGTGAATCGAAACGAGGAGCGCAAGCGCATCATCGAAGACTTAAAGAAGTACGGCTTAGAGAAGGAGATTAACAATACATTGCGTCGTTTGGGCACCGTACCTCCCGATCTCGCCTATCTTGAGGGAGAAGACCTCGATGCCTATATTTTTGCAGCGAACGTCTGTCAGTGTTTTGCCGACGACAACAGATGGAATATAGCAATGACTATCATCCATGGGCTTCATTTACCGTTCGTGGATTTCTTTACCACCAGGCATAACTATTTCGACATACACTCAGGCATCATCCGAAAAGGAGCCGTGCGTGCCGAAAATGGCGAACAGCTTATCATCCCACTTAATATGCGCGACGGTTCGCTTCTGTGTATAGGCAAGGGCAACGACGACTGGCTTCAGTCGGCTCCGCACGGTGCTGGCAGACTAATGTCGCGTTCGGCGGCCAAGAAGCAGCTCAGCATGGAGGAATACCGACAGCAGATGCACGATATTTATTCCACATCGGTATGTGAGTCAACAATCGACGAGTCGCCCATGGCGTATAAGTCGGCTGAAGAAATAGAATCGCTTATAGCCGACACTGTGGACGTGGTGAGGAGAATTAAACCGATATACAACTTCAAAGCGAAATAATACAACAATATATTGTGTTATCGTAAGTATTAACGAAAATGTAGAGGACAATGAAGATAAAGACAACTCAAATCATAAAGAAATTGATGCCCAACTCTAAAAATTTTCGGGTTAGGGTGAAAAACCAGCGAAAGTTGAGTGAAGAACTGGTACGTCGTCTTTGGTGGAAATTCGAAGTGATTGAATACTGCGACAATAAGGAAGAGTTTGATAGTTCTGTATTGAAGATAAAAGGCTATTTTTTTCAATCCCGATTATGTGTAACCAAATTCCTTTCGTGCAACGCACATTGCAGCTCTGCCCACGTCGGGGGTACTCCACGGCATTGTCCGCACGCTACGATGGATGGGCAGGACTATACGACGAACACGGGCAGCACACTATGGTATTGATAGAATATGATTAGACAGCAAATCATCAATTCACCCCCCCCAAGTATGTACTACAATCTGTACGCATTATCACAAAGACGGAGCAAGCAATATCATACAAGGTACAAGTTCGCTCATCAAAGCACCAGCAGTATTTATTGAATATGAGTAACCGTAAAGACCTTATAAGAATGAGGTGGCGCGATGACGACACCATCCGCTTCTATCGCGACACGCCCGACAAGCGAGGAGTGAGCGAATTGGTAATAAACAATGTGGTGGGGGTAGCCTATACGATAATATCGGGAAATGTGGCAAACGTCCTCATTCCACTGTAAGAGTATGAATATGATTGACAAGTATTACATCGGATGGGTACGTTCCGGCAAGGATGGTAAGGGCCTCGTAAAGAGCCGACCGCGCAAGCAGATAGCCAATGCCGTGACAACATCGCCACCAGGCTGTTTTGCCGACCCTCGTGACGGACTCGGCAACACCACACCGCATATTGTATATGAATTTGAATAAGATATGAAGCTAAGAATTGTTCCAATGGAAGCCTACAACGGTTGCATACCCGTGACCGTTTGGATGGTTCAGAAATATGTCGATCACTTCCCATTCGGCAAATGGGTAAACATCAAAGGATTTTCCGATAAGAAAAGGCAGTGGCACTAATGTCACTATTGAAATAATATGTAATAAAAATTATAGAGACGATGAAACATCAGGAATTTAAGAATCGTGATGCCTATGCAAGGCGTTATGGAGAATTGGTAGCCGAAAACGTGGCGATGGAACAAAGAATACATCGTCTTGCCAGAGACTATAACAGGGTAGTAAAAAAACTTCGCAAGCTGGAAGACAAGCATGAGGGTGTAGTAATGGAGCTGGCAAAGGCGAAGACTGCTCACGAGGAATTGTCTAAGGGCTACACCAACGTCTGCAACGCTAACATAGTGCAAGGGCGTGAGACCGACAATCTCAGAAACGAGCTTGCCAAATTGCGAAGCGAGAACGCAGACTTAAAGCAAGAGCGCAGCACCCTTATCGACTTGCTTGAGGAAAAAGGATTCACTCTGGTCAAGAACACCGAATGTCCTCACGACATGGTGGAGACGGGGGACCCATTCTGCGAAGAAGATCCCGAAACAGTAAGAGTGGACAGCTGCGCATGTTGGAATTGTGAATATTTCTGCCTCCGACTGAAAGACAGAGGCAAGATAGTTTGCAAGGAAGGGCAAAAACGGAATCAGCAAGACAATAATGCTGATGTCGCTATTGTATAATATGTAATAAAAATTATAGAGACAATGACAACAGAAGAAAACAAACGCATGGAGGCATTGGCCTACATCATCGCCGACCTGAAGGCAGAGAACATTGAGATGACGCAGCGTGTACATCAGCTCATGGACGACTACAACGAAGTCGTGCGCCAGTTGAACGGTAAGGAGAAGCACAAGGACGAAGACTCTTCAAAGCAGACGCTCGGCGAGATGCTGAAGATGCGTGAACATTGCGACAAGCTGGAATTGGAGAACGTGGAAAAGAATAGGTTTATAAAAGCAATCGAATCATTTGTAAAGGAGAAAAACATCTACATGATGGAAGGAGCGTCCTGCGGCTACAGACAAGGGCAACCTGCTATATGCTCTACGACCTGCCTGAAATGCGACTCTTGCTTGAGTGTCATTGAAGGCTTCGGCGTGATCTGCCAACAGGCTCTTTTGGGGTTGAATATTAGGCCTGTCAGATGATGACTGACACCACGCGCCCCCTCGTAGTCGGCTTGATGCAGACACCACCCTACGACCGGATGTTCGAGCAGAGTCGCCGCGTGTATTCCGCAAAAGGAATATCGCCCACGCTGCATACGCAAGGGGGGGGGGTGGTCAAGAGATAAAGGTATTAATAGAACTATAAAAAAGATTGAACATGAGAGAATTTGTGATAAAGGCATTGCGAAACTACGGCTATCGCTTTCTTGAGAATCAGAGCGGTTGCTACACTTTTGGCAAACCGCTTGGATACGGCATACTTCGTGCGGATGTGCGCGAGGTTGAAAACTCCGTAAGTGTCACGCTGATTGTTAAAGGAAACAAGAGGGACGGCAAACGCCCTAATCTGACATGGCAGCAGACGATCCAGGGCATTCTGGAAGAGCATGACGAACAGAAGATGTACGAGGCGTTTGTGCGAGCCGTTGCCGACTGTGAGGCAGACATCTTCTCCAAAACGCCTGTGGCTTTGTTGCAAAACCGAGACGTGAGATACGACTTTGAGGAGAATGTCCATATCAAGTAAAAGAAACAACCTACCTTTGCACATGATACAATTTCAACATTGGGAAGACTCCATTCGCATACTCGTCACTGACGAGCAACATTATGGCAGCATACAGGCGTTTATTCCTCACCGCACCGAAGACAAGCCTTTGGATGGCGAGGCAGACGCTCTCATCTACTCGCTGTGGGTGGGAGAACGGCACCGTGGCTGTGAGGTGGCAAAGCACCTGATGGAGGCAGTCGAAATGGCACTGAAGCGTTACGGCATAGAAACCGTCGCAATATCGTGGGACGGACGCGACTCTCCCCCGTGGGTGTTGCAATGGTATAAAAGGTTGGGCTACGAAGAAAAGGCGTTCGACTATAAATGCTGCACGCTTCTTAAACGGCTGTAGTTGCCCCTATTCATCCCGAAGGCCAAGGGACCGTAATCAGGTGAGCCTCAGTCGCCACCTCCGTAAAACGTAATTAACGGGCACTGGTGCAGACGTGCGAGCAAAAGGAAAATTCATAACCACTGCACATTGTTTTGCCAACATAAACAAATAAAAATATAGAGAAAATGAAAACAAAAAACATTGTTATGGCATCCATTCTGCTTGTGGTTGCCATCGTTATCGGCTCACTTGTAGCCACCTACTTCAGTTACAACAACCGCGAGATTGCCCTTCGCCAGCAAGCCGAAGCGCAGCGTGGAAAGATTGAGGGTGTACACGACAAGATGTGGAAAATCATTCAGCAGAAGGCGCAGGTCACCGACGAGTACAAGCAGACCTTCGAGAAGATTTATCCGCAGCTTATTGCCGGACGCTATCAGAACGATCAGGGCACGATGATGAAGTGGATAAAGGAGAGCAACCCAAACTTTGATGTATCGCTTTACCGCGACCTCATGCAGGCCATTGAGATACAGCGCACCGAGTTTCAGACCTCTCAGGAGCGTATGCTTGACATCATCCGCGAGCACGAAACGCTCACTCGCACCTACCCTGCCCGATGGTTTGTGTCTAACACCGTGCCTATCGAGTATAAGGTTATTTCTTCGTCGCGCTCCAAGGAAGTGATGTCGGAAGGCGAAGACAACGACGTGGATCTGTTCGGCAAAAAAGAGTAAAGGCGTATGGAACTACTCGTTTTCCTTATCCCCTTCTTTGTGTCGGCTGTGTTGCTACTGTTTTTCCGCAAGCAAACAACATGGTGGGAACATGCCATACTTATCATCCCCTCGCTCCTTGTGGGCGCAGCGATGATATGGGCGTTTGAGCGCGTAGAGTCAAGCGACACGGAATACTTAGGCAGCTACGTCACGAAGATACGCTATTACGAGCCGTGGAACGAGCAGGAGGAGCATACCGAAACCTACACCGACGACAAAGGCGAGAGTCACACCCGAACCTATTACACCACGGTAAACCATCCCGAACGTTGGACCTATTACGACCATTCGGGACGTGAGCGAAAGTGTTCCAATGAAGACTTTTCGGCTATGAAGCGTCGCTTGTCGGTGGCTTCGGAGTTCGTGGATATGCACCGCCACTATTACACCCGTGACGGCGATGCGTATGAATACCGATGGAACGGTCAACCCGCTACGCTCTACTCCGTTACCCGTGAACATGAATATGAGAACAAGGTGAAGGCTTCGCGCTCGGTGTTTAAGTTTGAGGACATCAGCGAAAAGGAGGCTCGCCGACTTGGTTTGCACGATTATCCCAAGATACGGTTTTGCGACCAGTCGCCTATCATCGGAGCAATGTTCTCTGCCCGTCAGGAACGAGCCATCCGCGTGCTCAATGCCCGATACGGACCGAAGAAGGAGTTTCGCCTCTATCTGCTTTTCTACCGCAACAAGTCGCTATCCATTGCCGACCGACAACGCTCCTATTGGCAGGGAGGCAACAAGAACGAGCTTGTGGTGTGCGTAGGTCTTGACAGCCGTAACCGCGTAATGTGGAGCGATGCCTTCTCTTGGTGTGACTCTCCCGTGCTTGCCGTGAAGAGCCGCGACTGGTTTACGTCGCACCGACTTGACCTCTGCGCTTTCGCCTCGTACATCGAACCGATTGTGCAGAAGGAGTGGAAACGAAAGGAGTTTTCCGACTTCAAGTATCTCTCGGTAGAACTGAGCAATAAGGAGTATTGGGCCATCATTATCATCATGCTCTTGCTCAACATAGGGCTGAGCGTGTGGGTAGTGAGGAACAATTATAAAAATTAGTATAAACAATAACAATTATGAATTTCATTTTTTCAACACTCATCGTGATCCTCATCATCCTGTTGTTCACCATTTTTGCAGCATGGATAGACAAGTTCAACGCAAAACACAAGGAGGCGTTCATTGAGAAAGCCATCGACAAGGTTTCATCGCTTCTAAACTCCAAGATTGCATTGGTGATGGAGCAGTACAAGACCGGACCGTGGTATCTCGCGGTTTATACCAAAGATAGCAACTATCCGATATGGGTCTCTAACAACAATATCCGTAGCGTACACCCTGACCCGAAGAACCGCAAGATCATTATCAAGCAGTTCTGTAATGAGGATATGGTGATCGAGAATGTGGAGAACTACGAGCTGTGCTCGGGCAACGAGATGTGCGACTACGACATGTAGGCGGGCGCAACTAACAATATATTTTGACTGGATGTTTTCATTGATAATATAGAACTTCGAACTTTCCATTTAGCTCTGCCGTCCGTGAGGATAGCAGGGCTTTTTGTTTATTCCCTCCCCGAGCATGTCCGCCCCTTCTCCCCGTCTTTCCCTATATTTGCATTATAAAAACATTCAACAAAACACATATTCAACACAATGACAACAGTTAGCAACTTAAGCGAGCTCCAACAGCGTAGTGAGGAGCTCCAGTCGCAAGGCTACGAGGCCGTTCTGCCTGGCGCGTTCTGTGCGCCCAAGCAGGGAGGCAGCAGTGTGTGTTCGTGGGGCGATTACATTCACCAGAAGCTCACGGCTTCCGCCACCATGACCGGAGCGGAAGGCAATGCGGCAAGACGGGAGATTTCCGCCGTGTTCGGTTCAAGCGGTGGCGAGAACAAAGCTAAGCCGCAGGGTGTGGGCACACCCGACCTTGGCTTTATGGAGTGGGGATTGGGCAACCGACTGCCTAACCTCGTGTATCTGCTCTCCAAGATGTCGCCCTTCACAGCAGCGGGAGTTGACTTCGTGAAGAAAATTCTCGTTGGCCGTGGTCCTTCGCCCAAGTATCACTACTCGCAATACGTCGGTGGCAATATCACCGAGAAGTCTATCCCCTACCCTTCGGCTGGCACCTTGCTCCGCGGACAGATAGCCGACCTCAAGGCTAAGGAAAAGCAAATGTCAGATTCGGATAATCAATCTTCACAATCGGATAACCAATTCTCAAAATCGGTTAATCAACTCTCACAATCGGCGAACAATTCTGATAGTGAAGACAGCGAAGAGATGAAGTCGCTCAAGGCGGCACTGAAAGAATGGGAGCGCACCGATGAGGAGTTGCAGGCGTTTGTTGAGAACAACGACCTCCACAAGACCTACCTTGAGATGGCAGGCGATATGTCGCTCATGTCGCAATGCTTCTGCGAGTTGCAGCTTAACCAACGCCAGTTGGACGAGAATGGCCGCCCCGTGCCTACGTCGCAATGGAACCCGAAGATTGTCGGCATAAAGCCACGCTCGGTGTTCACTACCCGACTGGAGCGCATGGATAGTCAGTATCGCATCAACTATGCCTACCTCTCCAATCAATGGCTCGACTCCACCCAGACGCTCACCGAAACCGACCGTCGCATTGCCGCCGTGCCTTATCTTGCAGCCGACACAGCCGTAGCTGACCTCAACCGCCATGTGCGTGAGGCACGTCAGCAGCGTGTGAGCCGCAAGAACCGTCCCACCCGCTTCATCATGTCGCCACGCGACTTCGGAGGTCCTTACTATGCCGATGCCATGTGGCACAGCATCTTTGCCGGAAGCATCTTTGAGTATGCCTTCACCATCATCGACGACCGACTAACTCGCAAGCGCAACAGCAACATCATCGGTCGCGTGATCTACATCCATCAGGAATATCTCAAGCAGCTCTACACCCAGCAGGGCGAGAACAAGAGCAAGACGATGGCTCAGATTCAACAGGAGGTGTTCACCGACATCAACCGCTGGCTGTCTAATCCCGACAACGCAGGTCAGGCTCTTATCTCTGCCGTGTTCACTGGATTGGACGGCAAGGAGCACAAGGCGTGGGAGATTGTGGAGATTGAGACCAAGGCCAACTCGCAAGCGCAAGCCGAAAAAACCGAGCTTCAGGAAATATCATCCATCATCTTCTTCGCCATGGGCTTGGACTCGAAGCTTATCGGCAACACCCCAGGCGACGCTACATCATCGGGCGGCACCGACCTCCGCGAGCGTTTCCTCGTAAAGCAGATACAGTTCGCCCCCTTGCAGCAGCTCATGCTCCGACCATTGGAGGTGATCTCACGCTTCAACGAATGGGATTCTCACTTAGTGTGGCAGATTGACCGAGAAGTGCTCACCACACTGGATAACTCGAAAACGGGGGTGACAAAGCAGGAATAGCGGATACAAAAATATCGGATTGAACGGATTCAACGGATAAAAGGAGGAACAACGAATTTCACTAATTACACGAATAAACTAAAATCCGCGAAATCCGATGTGAAAACAATAAAAGGATTTATAGAAAAGAGGATATGAAATACGGACTACCTTACAAAGGAAGCAAAAACAAGCTGGTAGAGCGCATTATGCGCCTCCTGCCCAAGCGCACCCACCTCGTAGATTTGTTCTGCGGAGGATGTGCCGTGAGCCATGCTGCCCTGCTTATGGGCAAGTATGAGCACATACATATCAACGACATCAACTGGATGTGTCCTACGCTCTTCATTGATGCCCTTAACGGCAAGTACAACGATGAAAACCGATGGATTAGCCGTGAGGACTTCTTCCGTCTGAAGGACACCGACCCTTATGTGGCTGTGGTGTGGTCGTTTGGCAACAATCTGCGCGACTATCTTTATTCTAAGGAGATTGAGCCATTGAAGAAGGCTATTCATTATGCCATGTTCTTCAGCGACTATTCGTTGGGCAAAGAACTCGGTCACGACCTCTCGTTCATCGACCCCATACACGACCTTCAGAAGCGATACCTTGCCGTGAAGCATTACTTCAATAAGTTGGGTCACTTCCAGCAGCAATCGTTTGAGGGGCAGAATCAGCGGATGCAGTCTATCGAAGCCTTGGAACGGCTCAACACCAATTTGCAGAATTGGGGGGGGCAGAAAAGACTTGCCGAGATTGGAGACAATGGAAAGACTTACAAAAAAAAAAATCGCAGCGGCGAACTATGCAACTGCGAAAGACACAACACAGTTGCATCGCTTGCAATATCGAGAACGGCAGCACAGTCTGCCCAGATATTCGGGGGGGGGCAGTTTCTACCTATCACGTCCTCTGTGCTTGACTACGAAGAAGTCAAGATACCCGAAGACAGCGTGATTTATTGCGACATTCCATACGAAGATACCAACGTATATAACAAGGCGGAAGGTTTCGACTATGAACGATTCTATCAGTGGTGTGGATGGCAAACGCAACCCGTATTCATATCCTCTTATCAAATGCCCGAAGACCGCTTCGACTGCATAGAAGAGTTTACCCATCGTTCCACCTTGTCGGCTACGGCCAACAACCTCGTGACGGAGCGCATCTACGTTCCCAAACATCAAACCGAAAGAGGCAACCGCACCGTGCAGCTCACGCTGTTCTGACAAGAGAATCATCAAATGACACGAACGAAACTAATTGTTCGTGAAATTCGCGAAATTCGTAGTTTTCACAGACTGCAAGCAGCAGTTAGGTTCATTCGATTCATTCGATGACAACACAATAAACAATAAAAATTCAAAACTCGTATGATTTTATCAACCACCAAGGAGCTACGGCTCCACATTCCCAGCAACGCCATTGACGAGATAAGTTCTCTTCAAGGTACACTCGACAACAGCGAGAAGGATTTTCTTCGCGACAAGTTAGGCGACTCGCTCTACGACCAACTGTGCGAGTATTACCAGAGCATTTCGCCCGACGAGTTCTACCTCTCCGTCACCAACGGCGAGCATACTCACCAGCCTTGGCAGCAACTCCTGCTTATGGCACAGCGCATGGTGACATACGATGCCATGTCTCGTTTCACCTACACGCAAGCCCTCTCTATCAACGGCACTGGCATCAACGTAGCGTCGAGCGAAGACTACGGCGCTGCATCCAAAGACCTCCTCGACAAGGGTGTGCAGGGCTATAAGCGCGAGGCAATGGTGTCGCTCAACCAGATGCTTATGATGCTCGAAGGTTGGGCTAAGAAGATGGCTACACCCGCACCCATCGCCGATGCCGACTCCACCGAGCCACCGACCACCGCCCCCCCAGACGAGCAGCATAAGGCCATTGAGGAGATAAGCCTATTATGGCAGGAGAGTCAGTACTACTACCTTCACCATGACCTCCTCATTGCCACCTGTGCCGACCTTCAGCACTATCTTGACATCTACGAGAGCCGTGAGAAGTTCATCCGTCTTCTGCCCGACCTCCACTTCATTCAGGACGAATACATCAGCGAGGCTATTGGCGAAGACACGGTGCAGCGTCTGCTCCACACCGACGACCCTGCCGACAAGCCACTCCTTCGCAAGGTACGTCGTCTGATGGTGGCTCACCTCGAAGAGCGCACAACAATTCTCACTATTGACAAGGCACGTCGAGCCGCTGCCCACAACGAAGCCATCGCCCTACGATCTTCGGTGCTCCGGCTCATGGAAATGCGCAAGGCAGTGGATGCCGCCAACTACACCCCAGACAAGTCCTCAACCAACACCACCGACTCAACAAGCAAAGGCTACGAGAACAACCAGCCAGACAGCAAGATATTCGTGTCGCCACTGCTGTATTAGAAAATGGCCTCAGACGGTGCCGCTCGGCAGAACAACGAATTAACGAATTAGGAAGTCAACTACGAATTACGCTAATTATGGTCTGCTGAATTAATTTCGAGTCACAGACAGAGGGTAGCAGACGTAGACCCTCATAGTGACGATAATGATGAAAAACCGCCAGATTTCGGTCAGGGCAAGACAAAGTTCC